GTGTGTATGTATCAAAAAGAGCTAAAGTTTAATAATCATCGTTTTAATGCGTTTTAGCCAATAGACGGCGTTTTGTGGTGTTTTTGTGTAAAATATTTGACTTTTTGTTTGGCTTGTGGTATTCGCGTGTTTTTGTGTCGGTTGGTAAAGTTTGGAAAATGTTGCTAATTAAGGTTAAAATAAGAAAATTCTTTTTAAATTTGGCGGTTAAAAAGATTGAACGGTAGCTTCATGAAGCCAAAGCTCATCAGTAAACCACCCATACCAAGTATTATAATATCCATGATAACATGGCTGCTTTCTCTGTTTATAAATTTCATATTCCGCTTTATCAAATATTTTCAAAAACTCAATAAAAAAATCAATACCTTTTATTTTATTTTTGTCAATATATCTATGATTGTTATTGTTTTCTTCATTTTTATTTTTGTAATAACATTTAATTTTCGGGTACGATGTGTTTTTGTGTATAAACTCAACAAATAAATTATTTACATTTATAGTTATGTTATATATATTTATTTTAAAATAACCAATGCCGTCAACATTTTCCATTAGACTTACAATTAAACTATTTGTATTAATTCTTTTTTCATTGGCTCTTTTATTAATCTCAGACAACAAATCATCAATGCCAAATCCTGATAAATCAGTCATAAAACACCTCTTTTCATTTATAATCTCTAATACCTATCAAAGACATGTCTTCTGAAGCAATCATAAAAACCTTTTTAGACTCATCACAACGCATTTGTGGGCGTACCGATAGTGTTACATAAATTATTTTACCATCTTCAGATGAATAAATCTCCTCAAGAAGTCTGGTTTCATAAAAAATTTCTGCATATCTTTTTGCCTTAGCAATTGCATCAATATATATTTTAGGTATTAAATCACTCATTTTTTTACTCCTTTTCTAATGTATACAAATACCAATACCAATTTCAAAATTAACCTCAAATGAATCTGCATTTAATATATCTATAAACCAAACATCTTCATCTTCACTTATTTTTTTAGCTTAAGTTGTTCGTCTACATTTTTCTTAAAATTAGCCCAAGAAATACTCATTTTGTTCTCCAGATAAAGTTAAATATTCTTTTAAATACACTAATCTTACCATAATTGCGAAAAAAACTCTCTTCTTCTTTTCTTGCTTTTTTTGTCTCTTTTTCAATTTCTTCATCAAGAGTATTTTTTATAAGCATTGACATATTTTCTTTATCCAAACAATAAAAATAAATATATGAATGCGTCATAGATTCTTTGTAAATTTTCTTTTTTGAAAATAAACCGCAAATAAATATTGAATAATACACACTCCTTTCTTCAAAGCACTTAAACTTTTCAAATTTAAATCGTCCTGCCTTAAAGCTCCAATCAGCAAGTTCATCAAACTCGCATCCTGTTATTCTTTTTAGTGAAATCAACTCTTCTATTTTATCTGATATTGCGCTCATTTTTTATCTCCAAAAAAAATCATTATATCACAAAAATATGTTATAGTGTTATTTTTTTATGGAGGATAATATGTATGATTGTATAGAGGTTGCTTGGCAAACATTAAAAGACGCTAGAAAACTTGGTGTTCATCTATCAAACCAAAGGCTTCAAAAGATTGTTTATATATCTCACGGATATTTTTTAGCGCTATATAACAAGCCTTTGGTTTATGATAATGTAGAGGCGTTTTTAGGCGGTCCATGTTTTCCAAAAATTTATCAGTTATTTTCAGAATATAAAGAAAATGAAATTCCAGTTTCAGATTCAATTGAAACTGATTTGCGTTTTGACACTAGTGCCAGTTACGTTATAAATTATGTTTTAAAGCTATACGGAAATTTAGATTGTAATAAATTGGTTGCATTAACAACAGGCGAATTATCTCCGTCAAAAAAATATTTTAAAGAGCAGAGTGAACATTTAATTACAATTGAAAACGACGTAATAAAAAATCACTATAGAAAAGTAATTTCAGATATATATTACGCAGGTTCTTTGTAATACAAAAAACAATTTAATACACATTTTGGAGTAAGTAATGTTTAAAAAAGATACATTTTACAGATCAGACGCAGACGTTGATCAATCAATAAAATCAAACAAAAAACCAAACGCTCAGATATATGTTATTGATGTTGTTGATAACCAAATAATTGTTAATTTTTCAGTTAATGGCAAAGATTTATACTTAAACAGAAAATTGGAAATAAAAAATGGATGTTATGTTGAAATCATGGGAATAAGGTTTAGCGAAAAAGGTGAAAAACAATAAAAAAATCACTTATTTTTACAAATACATACAAACACACCAAAAAACCTTTTTAATTGAAATTTGGTGTGTTTTAATACGTCTATCTAACAACCCTGGTGTTTCCATAACCACCTATTACCTTAACACGATCACCAACAGATAGTTTTTGATTATCGCTTTCTTGAACAACAACAAATAATTTTCCATCATCACCTTTTAAAACAATTTCAACGGCATTTTTAATTGATGATGCCTCTGATATTTTTTGACCAGCAATTCCACCAGCAACAGCACCAATTACACCACCTATCATACCATACTTTGTGTTTGATAACCCATTTGATCCAATAATACCACCAACAGCAGCTCCAGCACCAGTGCCTAGCCCTGTTTTCTGATCTTGGATAAAAACCTCTCTTATTGAATCAATTGTAGCATATCTTACCTGCATTTCTGTTTGAGCTAATCCAGATTGGTAAATAGAGGGCTTTTGGTTTGTATAGCTAACACATCCAGATAAAGCGATACATAAAAACAGAATTGATTTTTTCATACTAATTCAACCTTTCCTTTTATAACTTTGCATTTAAAGTTTGCAAAATCAGGGTCTTTTTTAATAACAAGATCAAGCATTTTTTCATAAGTTTCTTTTTTCATAAATTTTATTCTTCTTGTTTTACTTAAAACCCCATTAAAATATCCATACTTATCTGTTCCAAGATAAAGATACCTTCCAGCCTTTGCTAAAAACAACACACTTCCGTTTTTTTCATCAATATCTGATTTTTCATACGGCTTTTTATATGTCTTTTGTGGCTTTTTCTTAACGGTAGGCTCTTTTTTTACTACTTTTGGTAAATTTAATATAGGGCTTAACCAACTTGCTAACATATCAATTCCTTTCCAATATTTTTTTTAATTCAGTTAGCGATAATATCGCATGATCAATATCAATTGAGCTTATTTCACAATCAAAAATAATTCCCTTACCGTCTTTTGCAACTGAACAAAAGTCTCTTGGCTTTCCCATTCTAGTGTAAGTAATTTTAGCCAATCCGTCATCATCATAAAACACATCAAATCTACTCATAACTCTATCCCAAAACACGTTCAATTTCTTTTTCATATAACTCTATGCTTGCGTCAATTACTGAGGTGTCTGGCATTCCATTATCTCCATAACTAACTCGAACATTACCATCGTACCATTCAACAAAAGCAACCTCTTTACCAATATTGTGTTTCTCACAAACATTAACAGCAGATTTTATCACAAAATAATTGGTTGTTAAAAACACTAATGGAATACAAACATTGTTGTTTTTAGCATGATGCAAAGTTATTAAAATATCAGTTTCAACCTCATTGTAAACCTTTAATGGGTGTGTTGTATATCGATAATATCTATAATTAAGCCTAGGAATATCAGAGAATAAAGCATGCTCAAACGGGTCTTCTATTAGAAAAATAAAACTAGTTCCATCATCAGCTATTTCTTTAATTTCTTCTTTAATTTGTTGTTCTGGTGTCATTGTTTTTTCCAATTAAATAAAAAATTCCAAAATGATGGTTTATCTTTTCTTTTACCTTTTCTTTTAAACCTATTTATAAAGTCATCAACGACAGCAATCTCCATTTCTTTTTCTTTTTGTCTTTTTTCTATAAAATTTTTTGTGTTTATTTCTTTTTCTGTAATAACTGAATCTAAAATATTATCTATTACTTTTAAACAAATTCCCTTAACCTCTCCATCGAAACACCAATCTTCTGTACAATAAGATTCAGACTTATACCATGAATAAACAGTAGCGTCTCCTTTTATGCTTTTGATTTTAATATAAACACGTAAAAAGTTTTTGCCAAAAATACTTAAAAGAACAATGTCGTTAAGCACAAGCTCTTTAAACGTGTCGCCTTCATCTGTAATTCTGAAATCAAGAATATGTAATATGACTTCAGATATATTACGGCAATTTTTCCATCTTTCGTGTTTATTCAACTTATCAATAATACTCTGTTCAGTTATTTCTTGCATATTACTTCCTTTTGTCTATTTTAAATTGTTTAATAAAGCTTTCAATGGTGTTTTTTTCTATTTTTTTTTGCAGCGCCTCTTCATTCTCATTGTTTTTTTCAAATTGCTCATATTTTTGAATTTCTTCTTTTCTTGCAATTAAACACACATCTAAAAGTTTATCTAATATTTCTAAAACACACTGTTTTATTTCTCCAGTTTTCTCCCACGTTTCTTCCATAAAGCGTTTATTATGGAATATTAAAATATTTTCTTTTTCACCATGAATTTCAATTGTTACTATATATCCAACACCTGGTCCAGGTGAATGATCATATACCTTTTTGATAATTAAACCATAAGCAAATATGACATCATCATTAAAAGTTTTTCGTATTTTAATATTTTCATTTTTTCCTTTCAAATCCAACCTAAACATAAACTTAATTACATCTGAAATACCATCCAATGTCGGCAAATTATTTTTTGGATATAAAGCAAATAATTCTTCTATACATTTATCAATAATACTCTGTTCAGTTATATTTTCCATATTTATTCCTTTCAACAAAAACAAAATCATACCATAAAAAAATTAAAAAAACACTTGACACGTGATAATTTTTGTGATTTAATATGTTTTTTCGCTTATATGTCGGTGCGTCGTTCGGTAAGCGGTTTTTATAAAACAAGCATATAAACTCTTCGTTTATATGCGCCTGGTGAGAAGAGCAGGACATAGCCAGGGCGGTTGGGTGAATCAAAAAAGCCGTGTTGCATAGCTGTTAAATTGTTGTGAATGTGCTATTAGAGAAATCTATCGGAAGCAGCAATTTATGGTTTAAGTTTTTTGAGTGTAAAAGCGAGAAATGGCTCCATGTAGTTATTACATAACCGAGTGCGTATTTTTACGCATATAGGTTGTGTTTTGCTCAAAATTCACCATGTAGTTATATTAAATAGGATACTTATGATTTCTGAATTAATAATTATTTTAAACGAATTGCTTGCTTATAAATTTGAACAACAGCTTATAAAACATTATAGAATTACTATTGCCACAGACCTATTAGAACCATGTAAACAAATGAAAAAAATTGAGCGAGGTGAAAAAAATGATTGAATCAGAATATATTAATGCAACAGACCTTTGTAAGATTCGTTTAGCAAAAACCATATTGCTAGACGTTATTCCAATTTTAGATGAAAATAATAAAGATTTGGGCGTTGCGCTGGTAAGTCTGTCGAAAATAGAAGATAGGTTGTCTTCTATTGTTGTTTGTGTTGAAGAGGTTTGAAAGGTTTTTTCATTGTGATTAACCAATGTCTATTTGATACATTTAAAAAACCAAAAAAAACACATGATTTTTGCATTCCTTACATGGGGTCAAAACGCTGCATTGCAGAACGTTTGTTAGATGAAATGCTTAAAATCAAACCAAACGCGAAGTATTTTTATGATCTGTTTGGTGGTGGCGGTGCAATGTCTTTTATGGCTGCTCAGTATGGGTTAAGTGTTGTTTATAATGAGAAAAATAGTGCGGCATCTAGCTTTTTAGAGTTTATTTTTGATCGTATAAAAACAGGTAAAAAAAGCAAGTTTGGCATATTCCCTGAAGAATGGTATGAATTTGTCGGTCGTGAGCAATTTTTTAGCGCAATTGCCAAAAATGATGCTTTTTCACAGTTTTGTCGTGCATGTTATTCTTTTGGAAACAAAGGAACCTCATACTCTTTTGGCAAGCACATAGAGGAATACAGCAAGCAAAAACACAATTTTGTGCTACATAAAGATCAAAATGCTAAAAAAATAATCAAAGAGCGTTTTGATGGTGATTATTCAAGGTTTTTACATCATGTGGAAACTGGTAAAGACTGGGTAGAGCGACGCGGTTTTTTTTCAAAAACATTCTTGAAGATCGAGGCGTTGCGGGTTGCGAATCTGTATCAAAAAGACTTTTCGGACTTTTTCAGCGACTTCACACCAAAACAGTTTTATGACTACAGACAAGTCGATTTGATTGGATTGATAAACGAAAAAATACCGCATATTGACAAAAAAAAATATAAAAGTGATCGAGATTCTTTAGAATCATTAAAAGAGTTGCAGCAGTTGGAGCAGTTGCAGCAGTTGCAGCAGTTGCAGCAGTTGCAGCAGTTGGAGCGGTTTGGTACTACCAATAGTTTTTTTTCTATACAAAACAAGGATTTTTTAGATGTTGAGATAGATACCCCAATTGATCAAACAATTGTGTATCTTGACCCGCCTTATCGTGGAACTGCTCAATACGATTTTGGTGTTGATTATGACAATCTTGACTATTATTTTAGAAACAGCCCGTTCACTTGCTTCATGAGCGAATATAACTCACCTCATAAAGAGGTGTTTTGTTTGGAAAAAAGATCACTTTTAAATCAATCAAAAGGTGATAACGTGATTGAGCGGCTATATTGGAATGGAGTTTTATGAAAAAAATAATATCTTGGATAGTTAGTAAAATATTTTGGTTTTTCGTGATATGCTATATAATAGCAAAGCTTTTTGGAGGTGAATATTGATTTGTTTTTTATGCTTGCGATATTGGTAATAAAGTGATACAATAATAGTTAGTAAGATATTTTGGTTTTTCGTTATATGCTACCTTATAGCAAAACTTTTTGGAGATGATTTATGAATGGCTTTAGTAAAGCAACGATTTCGATGGAAAGAGTTGGATTGAGCATTGGTGATGGATTTAAAACACTTTCATTTGATACACACATTAATTTTGGTAAAAATGTTAGTCGTTATGCAAGAATTAATTCATTAAAAGAGCTGGTTTATACAACAGATGTTTTCAATAAGGTTTTAAATTTTTTTAAAAATTCAGAGTGTTTTTTTTATGTTGAAGTTGATGTAAATGATGATATATATAAATTTTTTGTAGCTAGCGAAGCTGCTTTTATAAAAATAAAGCTTTCTGAAAATAAAGATGAAAATTTATATAGACAAATAGAATTTACCGATAAAGTAATAGCAAATAGATTAAAAAAAGAAGAACTTAGAGGTATTGAATATTACATTAATTTAAAAGAAAAGGCAGAATACGAATTTGAAAGAGGTTTGTGTGATTGGAAATAATGTGATACAATATGTTTTTTAACTGGAGATAAAAAATGAAACAAATTGAAATTAAAATTTTAAACAGAAATCTTATTTCTGAAGAATATGGTGTAAAATATGCAACTGATGGTTCTGCTGGTGTTGATTTAAGAAATTGTGGATTAGATGAAGCAGAAGGTATTGATCTAATCACAATTAAGCCTGGTCAGACAGTTTTGTTAAAATCTGGACTTGCTATTAACATTAAAGACCCTGGATTGGCTGCATTTATTTTTCCACGTAGCGGAATTGGTCATAAAAATGGTATTGTTCTTGGAAACTTAACTGGGGTTATTGATTCTGATTACCAAGGTGAAATCAAAATTAGTTTGTGGAATCGCTCTGATAAACCATATACAATAATGCCATACGATAGAATTGCACAAATGGTGTTTATGCCAGTTTCTCAGGTTGGATTTAATGTTGTTGATGAATTTGAAAAATCAGACCGTGGCGAAGGCGGCTTTGGTAGCACTGGTAATTAATTTTTAAAAAAGGATTTAAAATGACAAATGATCAAAAATTAGATGTTTTAGCAAAAAATCAAATGGCTTTAAAAGACGCAATAAATAGAATCGTTGATGAGCTTGGATTAATTTTGCCTGATGATGTGAATAATATGCTAAATGGAGAAGGTGGGGTAGAAGATAGTTTACGTCAAGCATTTTTAATCAAATAATATATTTATCTTGGAGTAAATGATGATGGCATGTATTGTTGCATTATATGAAATTTTAAAAGTTTAGTGGAGGTGTTTTATGGTAGAGTTTTTAAAAGAAGGTGATAAATTTTTATGTACAAATGGGCATGGTTCTGTTTTTGGTGAAATTTTTATGCTAGAAGACGGTTTGTATTATTATTCTGATAATCACAATATAGGTGGATGTTATACATGGCATACACTAAAATGTATTCAAGAAAAACTATTAGAGTTAAATTCTTTTAAAAAACAAAAATATGGTTTTAATGACCATATGGAACCAAAACAGCATGTAAAACCAATCAAAATTAAAGAGACACAAGATTTGGTGGTAAATTTTTTAGATGCAGAAAATGGTGATATAGTATGCAAAAATGATAATGGTAGTATCATTGGCGTTATTTTAAAATCTCCACTTTCTGGATATTATGTTTATCTCATTTTAAATGAAAATATAAATATTGAAACACAAAAAATTATTGAAGATAAAACAAATAAATTAAATGAAGAAAATAAGGATGAGATATCAAAAAACATTTCAAATGAATTAGAAAAAATGCAAAATGAAATAGAAAAAAATGAAGGAAGAAAAGATGACAAAGGGAAGGCTATGTTTTCTCTAATACCAGCACTTGCTGAGGCAGAGGTTGCAAAAGTATTAACTTTTGGAGCGGCTAAGTACGGTAGAGACAACTGGCGTTTTTTAGAAGATTTAGAAATACGAACAATGGACGCAGCTTTAAGGCATATAAGTGAAACAAGACTAGGAAGAAAAACAGATAATGAAAGCGGATTACATCCAATAGCTCATGCTATTTGTGAGTTATTGTTTTTTTTAGAACATGAGCTTGACAAAAACAAAAAACAAGATTAATATTTCTTGACTAATTAGTATTGTAAATAAAAACCGAAATGATATTTTCTTTTTCCCTTTCAAAAGTATTAAAGTAGGTTTTTTTACCCACCAAAAACGGTGGGTATTTTTTTATGCACAAAAAATGTTTCTTTTTTACTACGAATTATGAAAATAAATCCAAAAAAATGTGTTGAAGATTTAATGCAAGATGCTCTAATTTTTGAGTCATGCAATAAGCTAATTTTTATTGCTGAAAATAATGGCATTGATATTGTTTATGAAAAATACATTCCTGACCACGCTATTTATCTGTATGAGGATAGAACAATAACAATAAAAACATCTTTAAATAAAAATGAACGTGATTTTGCAATTGCTTATTGCTTGGGAAGAATTTTGTTTTGTGATGATGTTTATGAATTTTGTTTTGACGGAAATAAAAATTATGATAAAATAGACTCTGGTAAAAACGCTCATGGTTTTGGCGTTGAGTTTGCTAACGAGTTTCTAAAGGTGGGGTGATTAAATGAATTGTGGTTTTAGAGAAGGACTTTATTTAGATACATTTATGTGTATCAATTCATTTGATATTTTAACAGAGCCTGTGTTAGATAGAAGAATGCTAAACCAATTTTTTAAAAAATATGAAATTGAAGAACATTGTATAATGGATTTCTTTTGTTATGAAATTTTACCTAAAAGTAAAGATTATTCAAAAGAAAAAATAATTATTTCTCAAGAGCTTGCTAATAAGTTTTGTGATTATTATATGGGGATTAAAATGAAAAACTGTTGTAATTGCTGTAAATGTTGCTGCCAAAATAAGTGCTGTAATAAAAAAGATGATAATGCTATAAAAATAGATGTAGAAAAAGAGATTGAAAGTTTTGTTGCTGGTATGCGTGGTGTGTATGGAGCTGGGTTTCTGGTTGATGGAGTTAATGGAGAAGAAAAAAGGGTGGTAATTAATTATTGTAAAAACAAAATAAAAAACATACCAACCATTGAGATATATGAAAATAGATTTAATGAAGAATTATACTTAGACATGGTTCTTGTTGATTATATTGAAGACTGCTTAACATCAAAGCATAGAGACTTTTCTCTTGATGAAAAGATTGAAGCTATAGAGCATTTAAATAAGTTTATTAACATTAGAGCCACAGAGTGGTTAAGTGATATAAAAAATGCAATTAGATAAAGATGATCTATATTTTCTTATAGGAATCATCAATAAACTTACTGATAGGATAGAGCGAAAAAATGCGATTTTAGCTCTATCTGGTCATGGTAAAATAAAAATTGATGATATATCTAAAGAGTTGAAATGTTTTTTTGAAAACAAAATGGAGAAATAAACATGAGTTTGTTTGAAAATGATTATTTACAATGTTTGAGAGACATTCTTGATTATGGAACTAAAAAAGATGATAGAACTGGAACAGGGACATTATCTTTATTTTCACAACAGATTTATGTTAATTTAAAAAATGGTTTTCCATTAATCACAACAAAGAAAATTCATATACCATCTGTTGTGCATGAGCTTATTTGGTTTTTAAGTGGAAATACAAACATAAAATATCTACATGAAAATAACGTTAAAATCTGGAATGAATGGGCAGATGAAAATGGTGATCTAGGTAGAGTTTATGGTGCTCAATGGAGAAGCTGGAAAGGCGCGAATGGAGAAACTTATGATCAGATAAGAGATGTTATTCAACAGATAAAAATAAATCCAAATTCAAGGCGTTTAATCGTTTCTGCATGGAATGTTGCTGAGTTAAATCAAATGGCTTTACCTCCTTGCCACGCTTTTTTTCAATTTTATGTTGCAGATGGTAAATTATCTTGTCAATTGTATCAAAGAAGCGCTGATATGTTTTTGGGTGTTCCGTTTAATATCGCATCTTATTCTTTGCTAACGCACATGGTTGCAAAAGAGTGTGATCTTGATGTGGGGCAATTTGTATGGACTGGTGGAGATTGTCATATTTATAACAATCATATTGATCAGGTTAAAGAGCAGCTATCAAGAAAGCCAAAAAAACTTCCTGTGCTTTTTTTAAACGATGTAAATAGCATTTTTAATTACACATTTAATGATATTTGTTTTGCTGGATATGATCATCATCCAGCAATAAAAGCACCAGTTGCTATTTAAGGATTAAGATGAATAAAGAAGAACAAGAAATACTTAAAAAATTATATGAAGATATGAATAAACATCTTGATGATATGGTAAAATTTAATAAAGAGCTTAGAGCTATTGTTGATCAAATAAACAGCAAAAAAAGTTTAACAAAAGATTTTAAAAAATGAATAAAAGAAATTTAGGGCAATATTTTACAAAAGAAAATGTTTTTGATAATCCTGCATTCAAAGAATGGTCAGAAGAGTGTGATTTATACAATCAAACTGTATTAGAGCCTTTTGCAGGCAGTAATAATTTGATTGATATGTTGGGATTAGCCAAGTTCAGATCGTTCGATATTGAGCCTAAAAATGAGCGTGTAGAAAAAAGAGATACGATTGCAGATTTTCCAAAAGGATATAGTGTTTGTATTACGAATCCGCCATATCTTGCCAAAAACTCTGCAAATCGACGCGGTCTTGCATATCCAAAAACATATTATGATGATTTGTATAAACATGCGTTAAGCTTATGCTTAACTAATTGTGAGTATGTAGCAGCTATTATTCCTATGTCTTTTTTGCATTGCGATGAAATGAAGGAAAGGCTTTATTCCTACGTAATGCTAAACAAAAAAGTTTTTGATGATACTGATCATCCAGTGTGTTTAGCCTTGTTTACACCTAAAATAAAATTTAGTGTATCTGATATAAAACTTTTTGACAACAATGAATTTATTGGAACTTTAAAAAATGTTAAAAAAACAGGAGCCAATATTATACGTTCTGAAAGACTAACAGTCAATACGATTAAATTTAATGCTAAAAATGGAAAACTTGGTTTAATTGCTATTGATAACACAAAAGAAGAATCAATTAGATTTTTTTTTGCCAATGAATTTGATAAAACATTGATAAAAAGCTCTTCCAGAAATATAACAAAAATAGATATTGGAATTGATGTCACCAAAGAGCTAATAGATTTGCTTAATGATAATTTAAAAAGATACAGAGAAATTACACACGATGTTTTTTTAAGCCCATTTAAAGGACTTCGTAAAGATGGAAAAACAAGAAGGAGAATAAGGTTTAGTGATGTAAAGGAGTTGTTTTTTGAAGTTGATAATAAATACGATTTATCATATAAATGATATAATACATCCAAGACCTTTTGTGTTTTTAGCAAAATCCCAGCGATCTCCTGGTTTTTGTGTTTTTTTTACTAGCTCCCAAGGGTCTTTTTTTGCTGATTCATCAACTATGTTTTTAATTATTTCTATTTGTTTGTCATTTAGCGCATCAGTTGAAATTTGATATACATTATCTGTCGGAATTGGATGATCTTTGTAAAGGCTAAATAGCTTGTACAAGCCAATTTCAACTGGACCATAATTCCACGCGTGCATTGGTGTATCAAACAAAAGCTCACCATATTTTTTAAAATACGCATCTTGAACAAAATACAATAGCTTTTGCAGTTTTAGATGATTTACCTCTATCTGTTTGTTATTGCAAAGTTCAATTATCTTATTTGCTACTACAAGTGCTGAAATCATAAAAAATACCAATTAAAAACACAGCTCTAAAATACCAAAACTCGCTGTGAATAGTTTTTTGTGCAAAGGAGAATGCTAATTTGTGCCGATTACGCCAAGTTCGCGCTTTTATATTGCTGCTATTGGAATAACTAAAACAATAGCAACAATAAAACAAACACCACATCGGCATAGTGTTTATATTGTTAAAAATAATATTATAGCATATTTTTATTCCCAAGACAGCCCTGTGCCCGTTTGATACTCAATCACCCTAGTTTCAAAGAAATTGCGTTCTTTTTTTAGATCGATCATTTCACTCATCCACGGAAACGGATTTTCTTCTTTAGCGAAAATCGCATCCAAACCAATTTGTTGTGCTCGTCGATTGGCGATGTAGCGAAGATATTGTTTAAACATCGGTGCGTTAAGCCCTAACACCCCACGAGGCATGGTGTCTTCAGCATAACGATATTCCAATTCGACGGCTTTTAAAAATAACTGAGTGATTTCTTGGCGGAAAGGTTCTGTCCACAAATGTGGGTTTTCGATTTTGAGTTGGTTGATCAAATCAATGCCAAAATTACAGTGCATACTTTCATCCCTTAGGATATACATATATTGTTCTGCTGCACCAACCATCTTGTTTTGGCGACCCATTGCAAGTATTTGTGTAAACCCAACGTAGAAAAACAAACCTTCCATCAAACAGGCAAAAACAATCATGCTTTTTAATAGCTGTTGATCTGATTCTAATGTTCCTGTTTTAAAGTTAGGGTCTGTTAGCACATCAATAAAAGGCATCAAAAAATCATCTTTATCTTTAATTGATTTTATTTCTTTGTAAGCATTAAAAATCTCACCCTCATCAAGACCAAGTGATTCTGCTATGTATTGATAAGCGTGCGTATGAATCCCTTCCTCGAACGCCTGTCGCAACAAAAATTGGCGGCATTCTGGCGCTGTGATGTGTCGATAAGTTCCCAACACAATATTATTGGCAGCCAATGAGTCTGCTGTTACAAAAAAACCGAGATTTCTTTTGATAATACGGCGCTCATCTTCTGTTAAACCATCCTTACTTTTCCATAACTCAATATCTCGCTGCATATTAATTTCTTGTGGCATCCAATGGTTAGCACACGAAGCTAAATATTTATCCCATGCCCATTTATATTTAAAAGGCACAAGTTGATTTACGTCTGTTTTTCCGTTAATAATTCTTTTGTGTTCTGCTTTTACTCTCATTTATTACCTCCAACAATACCGCTAAAAATATCAAGAGTTTTTTCAATTTCTTGAGTATAACCATCTTCAAAAACAAGCCCTAAAAACTGCCTTGTATAACCTGTTTTCTTCTCAATTTTTTTAATCATTATCTCTCTATCGACAGGATTCATTTTTCTTAATTCTTCTTTTGATGGGTATTTCATTTTTCTTCCTTACTAAAACAATGGGGGCAATTATACCCCCATTAAATACTATTGGCAAGCCTCACAGTCATCTTTGTTTTCTAAACTACAAACTTTCACTTGATTTAAAACGCCTGTGCTTATAGTAGACTTTTCTGCCGATGTTGCACCAAGACTTCTAAAATAGTATGTTGTTTTTAACCCTCTCATCCATGCTAGTTCATACATTGCAGACATCTTTTTTCCTGAATCGCCAGTCATGTAAATATTTAACGATTGCGCCTGATCAATCCATTTTTGTCTTCTTGCTGCACATTCTATTAGCCAAACAGGATCAATCTCAAAAGCTGTTTTATAAAGTCTTTTTAAGTCATCTGGTATTCTATCTATATTTTGGATAGAGCCATCATTTTCCTTTATCTCCATAATCATTAAATCATCCAATATCCCTAATTTCTCAAGGTCTTTAATTAGATATTCATTAATAATCGTAAACTCGCCTGACAGGTTTGATTTTACATATAGATTTTGATATGTTGGCTCTATACTAGCTGAAACACCAGTAATGTTAGATATTGTAGCTGTTGGTGCAATAGCAACACAGTTTGAGTTTCTCATGCCATGTTCTTTAATACTATCTATAACGTTAAACCATCCAATAGTTTCTGATTTATCGCAATCAACCCAACCGCCACGCTGATCAGAAAGCATGTTTATTGTATCTTGTGGTAATATTCCTTTATTCCATAAGCTACCGTCATACGTCTTATACGTGCCACGCTCTTTTGCCAAATTGCTTGATGCAAGATATGCAAAATAACAAACAGCTTCTGTTGATGTATCAGCAAACTCAACTGCTTCCTGGCTATCATAAGGAATGCGCATTTCATACAAGCAGTCTTGAAACCCCATCATGCCCAAGCCAACTGGTCTGTGTCTCATGTTTGATTTTTTTGCCTTATCTACTGGATAGTAGTTAATGTCAATAACATTGTCTAACATTCTCATTGCTGTTGATATTGTTTTTTCTAACTTTGTCATATCCAAAACAACATTGCCATACGAGTTTTTAGTTAGATGGTTTTTTAGATTAACAGACCCTAAATTACATACGGCAATCTCATCTTCACTGGTGTTTAGTGTAATCTCTGTGCATAAGTTAGATGAATGAACAGTGCCAACATGTTGCTGTGGGCTACGAACATTACAAGCGTCTTTGAATGTAATCCAAGGGTGACCTGTCTCAAATAACATTGTCATCATTTTTTGCCAAAGTTTTTTAGCACTTACAACCTTAAAGTTTTTTATCTCACCGTTTTTTGCTTTTTCTTCATATTTTTCATAAGCTGATTCAAATTTTTTACCATACAAATCATGCAAATCTGGACATTCATCTGGAGAAAAAAGAGTCCATTCTTTATCTTCCATCTGTCTCTTCATAAACAAATCAGGAATCCAATTTGCTGTATTCATGTCATGGGTACGACGGCGATCATCTCCAGTGTTTTTACGCAAATCGAGAAATTCTTCAATATCTAAATGCCAAGTTTCCAAATAAACACAAGCAGAACCTTTGCGAAGCCCCCCTTGATTTACCGCTATAACCATGTCATTAACAATTTTTAAAAAAGGAATTATGCCTTGGCTTTTTCCATTTGTTCCTTTAATGCTTGATCCAATTGCTCTTACTTGGGTGTAATCAATACCTAATCCACCAGCATGTTTTGACAACATAGCATTATCACCAAGCGATTCAAAAATGCCTTTTAAACTATCATCAACTGTTGATAAATAACAAGATGATAATTGAGGATGTGTTGTTCCTGAGTTAAATAACGTAGGAGTAGAACTCATAAAATCAAAGCTAGATAAAACTTTGTAAAACTCAATTGCTTTTTGGTTTTTGTCTTTTTCATTTAATGCCAAACCCATTGCTACACGCATAAACATATATTCAGGCGTTTCAAACACATTTCCATTTCTATCTTTTAATAGATATCTATCGTAAATTGTTTGAATGCCAATATAATCAAAATTAATTTTTCCAAACGAATGCCCGTGAGAAAAAATATCAAAAGTTAATAGTCTTGCATCCAACAAACCCTGAGAAACGCCATAGTTTAGATAATCATTAAAAGAACATATTTTTGTTTTTTCAACTATATCTCCATTTATTTTTAGCAACAACAATGCCGCACAAAAACGATTAAATGAAACATCTTTTTCAATAAAACACCTTGCTGACATTAATATCGCTTTTTTTATTTCATCATGCGATGCGCCAGTATATGTATTTTTATATACCTCTTTTAGCAAAATTGTTTTATTTATTTCTACATTGTATTTACGGCAAACATCATCAATGTAGCTACTAACTGGAAAACCAAGTTCTTTTTCCTTTCTCTCAATATCTCTTTTTTCTCTATACAAAACATAAGCCTTTGCAGCAGCAAATTCCTTTGCATTCATCAATTCGTTTTCAACGATATTGTGTATCTCATCAACAGATATCTTTTCTACTAATACTTTAGCATAGACGGTTTTGCTAATTTCTTTTGCTCTATCTATAGCATCTATAACATATACACCATGATCAGAATTTATTAATGCCTTGAATATTGCGTTTTGTATTTTATTAATATCAAAATCAACAACATCACCATTTCTTTTAATAACCTTTGCAACCATAAAAACTCCTAAATATAAAGAAAAAACATTTTAACACAACATAAAAAACCATACAATGTATTATTTATACAACAAAATATTGACAAATAAAAAAACACATGCTATATATACGCGCATTATGACACAAAAAGAAATAAATCCAAAAATACTTCAATCAGACCCAAAAATGTGTCTGGGTGTTATGGTGCCTGTTTTAAATGATCTTGTTGTTGAGGTTTTAAATAAAAAGCCAAAAAATATTTCCACAGACATTTTTTTTACAGAGTTTAGAACAAGATTTTTAAAAAAAATAAAAGATAAGATTGGCATTATACCACAAGTCTCTAAAATTGAGTTTGATGTTTTTGTTGGTTCTTGTTCTGATTTGCATTATTTTGATAGGCATAATGAGTATCAAGCGGTTGATATGACTCTTTATGACTACATACAATACATGTATGCACACATACAAAAAAACAATTTTGATTATATAGAAGAAAAAGAAACTGAAAGTGAGTTTGGCTGTAAAAACGTATCTCACTACCAAAAACAAGCTATGTTGGCATCAAGTCAGTTTATAGGAACAAGCGATAAATATGCAATTGCAAACGCATTTTCATCAAAACAAAGTGTTGAAATAGCAGACAAAAAAGATGAAAAAAATGTTTTTGAGAAGCTGCATGATCAGATAAAAGAAAAAGGGCTTTCAACTGAAGATTTAAGAAAAATAGCAGAAGATGATGATGAATGAAAACAAAAAGAAATATAATAAGAGAGTCTCTTTTTAGAGGAGATTATAATAAGTTTCTTGAGTTTGTCAAGTGTCGTGATAAAAATGACACAAAAAGCGAGTTTTTAGATCAGTTTTGGTGTTTGATTGATCCAAATCACAAGGATTATAACAAAAAGTTTTTTTTCTTTAAAGGTGGTCGTGGGGCTGGTAGAACAACAGCGGTAAGCAATTGGCTTATAGATTATGTCAGAATGGTTAAGACAACTGTTGTTGTTGCTAGGGGTTCTGCCGTAAGCATACAAGATTCTTGTTATAAAGAACTTATTGGAAGAATAGAAGAGCTTGAAATTATAGATCAATTTGATGTTTTTGCTGATTCTATTGTATGTAAAAAAACAGGAACAAACATAATTTTTAAAGGTGTTGAAAGAAACACTCCTGCGATAAAGTCAATTCCAGATATAGGTGTGTTTTGGGTTGAGGAGGCTCAAGGTTTGTCTTATGATCAGTTCATGACAATATCTCCAACTATATCAAGGAACAAGGGATTTAGGTTTATTGTAACCTATAACCCACAAGAAGAAGATGATGATATTGAGCAAATAAGAAAAGTAATCCCAGTTGATGATTTGTATGTATGTCATATGAATTACCATGATAACCCTTGGATTAGTGAAGATTTTGTAAAATTTGCTGAAGGCATAAAGATAAACGATTACGACACATATCGTAATGTATATTTAGGTGAGTTTAAATCAATTAGCCAGTTTTCAATTATTGGAGACAAATTACAGCTAAAAGAATTTACCATTGATCCTAAAGACAGAGGTTGGCAAGGTCCTTATTACGGAATGGATTTTGGTAATGTTGATCCAAATGCTATTGTAGAAGTTTATATTAAAAAAGATGAAACATCAGATTTTAATGATCTTTATATAAACAAGGCATACGCAAAACCAGGCTTGAGTTTAGATAATGTCAAAAAAGATGATTCTGAATTAATAACATGGGTTAGAAATAGATTTGGAAATTTCTATAGAACATGTTATGCGGACTCTGCTAGAGGTGAAATAATAGACCTTTTAAAAAGCAGGGGTTTTAATGTTGAGAGATGTTCTAAAGGTGCTGGATCAATAGAACTTGGTATAAAGTTCATAAGATCGTTTAGAACAATCTACGTTCAAAGTGAACACAAAGATTGTTATGATGAATTAAGGCTTTGGCGATACAAAGAGAGAAAAAAAGTTTCTTACGGCGAATCTAGGATTATTGACGAACAAGAAGATAAAAACAATCATTATGCAGACGCTATTCGCTATGCTTTTAGCAAAATCATTACAGACCCGTCAAAGATAAAGCCTGCAAGAGGTATGTTATTAAGGTTTCCAAAAGGTTTTTTTGATAAATGATTAAAATAATAAAAAGTCTTTTTAATAAAAAAAAAGAAAAAACAATAACAGTTGAAGAAAGAAAAAGACTACATAATGCTACTGATATTATAATCAGTAACGCAAGGCTATCAAGAGAAAACAAAGAATATGTAAGAAAAAAAAGAGAAGCGTTAAATTCAATAATGTATAAAGGAGTTGGTGGAAAGGTCGATTTTTCAGACTCTTTTTCTTCTAGTGAATTATACAATGAATTTGATTTGTCTCCAACAGAAGATATCGCTGTAGTTGATAAAATCATTAGAGACGGGGCACGTGTAAGTCAGGTTTTTTTGTCTTCAGTTGCTAACGCGGGTCTTATACAAAAAATACTTGCAGTGCTATCTCAAGAACCTACAAGGAATTGGCTCACTTGTGAGCAAAAAGAAACATTAGAAAAAATAAGCGATTTGTATCCAGATGTTAAAGAAAAGTGCGAAAAAGCTCTATATTATGCCGATCTTTATGGTTATTGCTTTATTTGGTTTAAGTCGTATCCAAAATCTGGAGTAACTGGTAATGAAACAACAGAAGAGCTTCAGAAAAAAATAGAAGAAGTAAAGGATTTTTATAAAAATAGACTGACTGACCCAATAAATTATATTGGTTTTGAGGTTTTGTCTCCAAACAGAGATGACGGAGTTGATGTTAAAGTTGTTGCAAAACAAGACCGTTTTGGTGGGAACAAAAAGTCTATTGATTACTATTCAATAGGTGAGTTTTCTCATATACACAAAAGTCATATTTATTTATTTACCCTTGAGCCAAGAATAAATGATGATTTTTTATTTGAAAACAGTGGGTTATCACATAGTTTAGTACAGAGAATTTTACCTAGCTTTATTCAGTATAAAACCGTTCTGGCTGAGGCGGTTAATTCTGCAATAACCAGAAACAATAAAATCTTAACACAAGATGAAACTGCCTGCGCCGCAAAAGATGAATTTATAGAGGAAGCAGTTAGAAAATGGATGGTGGAAAACCAATCGGCAACACCAGAGCAGATATTAAACATAAGGGCTGATTTTACCTCATCTTATGACGAAGCTCTTGCAAACGGGCTACTTGAAACTCAAAGAAAAACCAGTGTTTTTGTTGCTCCAGACGGAACAAGTTTGACAAACATAAATGGAAGAATAGATGATTATGTTGGGTTGCTAATTCATTTTAGACAGGAAATATCGTCAGACTCAAATGTACCAGGATCAAAATTAAATGGAACTCAGGCGGCAGGACTTGGAGCAAAGGATGAAGGCTCTCAAAAGTTTTGGCTACAAACCCTTGGAGCAAGACAAAACGCATTAACTCCGATTTTGTTGTTGCATTATAAACTTGCTGCGATTCAAATTGGCGGGCTACAAGAAATAAAATTAATATCATGGCTTCCAATGGATGAAAGCACAGGTGTTGATCTTTCAATAATAATTGAAAACAAAATGAAAGCAATTCAGATTGCAAGTGAACATTTAACAGAAAAAGAAATCAGAGAAACAATTAGGCAGGATTTTGATTTAAATTTTATTGCCGCTGAAAAAGAAAATGATAAAAAGGTAGAAGAACATGCAAGAAAACTACAGGAATTACAAAAGATGCCAAGTGGGAAAACAGGAAGTTCTTAAATATCCGTATGGAAATGTATTTCGATCTGAAGATAATCTAAGGCAAACCGCTGATATTATAAACAAAAAGAGAGCTATCCCAATAAACACAAAACATGATTATACAGACACAAGCAAAGATTTTGAAGCAATAGGAACTGTATTAAACCCAGAAGTTAATGAAAAAAAACTTTTTTGTGAACTCTCAATGTGGAAAAAACCTAAAGATAGATTTATATCCTTAGGATCAAGAGGGAATCTAAAAAGACAACCAGGTGAATACAATGGAGAAAAATACGATTTTGTTATACAAAACGTTTTTGACGTTGATCATATTGCTATAACACCAACACCAAGATCGCCTGACGCAAGATTAATTGATTCAAAAGAAGAGATTTGTGAAGTTCATTTTTTAGATTCTATTGAAATTGAAGGTTTTGCCGATTATTTTAACGGCGAAAATGTTGTTGAAAAACAACAGCTATTGACAGATGAAAAAAATAAAATTAATATTAAGGAAGAAAAAAAAATGGAAATTGAAAAACAAATTAAAGACTTATTAGATTCTATTACAGAAATTAAAAAAAGTCAAGAAAAGATTATTTCAAATCAAGAAAATCAATCAAAAGTCGTTACTAACCTTCAAGACTCTTTAGAACAAATCCAAAAAAACGCAGAAGAAAATAAAATTGAGCAAGAAAAAAAACAGTCTTTGCTTTCTGCTGCAAAAGAAAAAGGGATTACACTTTCTGATAGCAAAACATCTCAAGAAATGGCTAAGGCTATTATTGAATCAATAGTTCAAGAGACTGGGGTTTCTTTAAGTTTATCAGATTCTATATCTATGGACGCTGCATTAATTGCGTTATCAATGTATACACCAAAACAAAAAACAAACCTTGAAGACTCAAAAGAAAAAGAAAAGGTCGAAGAAAAAAAAGTAACTTTGCCAAGATTATAAAAATAAAAAAAGGAAGCAAATAATGCCTGGATTTAGACAGACGGTGATAAGCCCAAAACAAACCTATGGTTTTATAGGTAACATTCAACAAGATACAGCGTATCAAGACATGACTTACGAAAATGGTAAGTTTGCTGATAACGCTGACTTAACAAAAATCAAGCCTGGAGTTTTTTTGACTTTTCAAACGCCAGGTTTTCTTGAGGTTGGTGGAACTGGAAAATATGCTGGTTTTTTAGATTACACATCAAATTATAAAGACAAGTATGAAAACCCAACGACATTTAAAAACATGGAGATTCGAGTAGCTAGGTCTGCTGGAACTTTCACGGCACTAGCGGATGCTGCGATTACAGAAGGACAGAGAATTGTCGTTTCAACATCAACTGGTGCTGTCCTTGGATTAAATGATGGTGATGCTATACCTCCTGGCTATATTGAGTTTAAAGATGAATTTGGTCAGAGGATTATGGTTGCAGAAGAGGACTCTGAAATGTTTGATAATCTAAATTTTAAACCTCAAACTCTTGGAGTAAAGGTTTATGTAAGATTTCTTAGAAAATAATAATAAAAAAGGATAAAAAATATGCAACATATACCAGGACTTAGCAGCTCTTTTATGGCTAGTGTTTCACCAGGTTGGGGAGCTGCTCTTGTTGGTGAAAAAACAAAAAAAATTTTTGATCAAAAAGACGCAGTAAATAAAGCAGCAGAATCTTTTGAGAGAGCTAATCTATCTGACTCTATTTCATCTATTTGGGGTGACTTAGGATACTCCATCGATATTGAAGATGAAAAAAAAGGAGTAACAACAAATTTTTTGGACTCTGAGGTTTTTCACGGCAATTCCAACCCAAGAGAATTGGCTTACAACATGATTGCTCAAACAATTATGTTGTTAAGAAAAGAAAATGATTGGTCTGAGCTACCATCTACCGTTCTTGGCGGCGATTTATGGATGGCAGACTTGCTGCGAGTAAACTATGCAGATATGCAGGGAACTGGCTTACAGCGTTATGTGCCAGATGCTGTAAACAACCCAGCAAATGCCAATATTGAATTTACCCATGAGGACTTTCAAGTTGTTAGAATGGCATTGGTTTTTGCTGGTCATGGATTTGAGTTTAAAAGAGACAATCGAGGTAGATTTGATTTTGGGTATGAGGAAAATATAAGATCAACTGTAATGAGAACTGTATCTGATGAACTAGATACGATAAGAAAATACGGTGTTGTTATACAAAACCAAAAACACAAAGTTGTTGATCCAAATATTTGTGGGTATTTTAATAATCCAGCTTATCCAGCATCTTTGGCGCTATACACAGTTGGTACGTTCGATGGGGCTACAAAGGAAGAAATTGTAAAACACATTAAGCAAATGTTAATGGATTTAGACCAACAGGTTTATGATAATTCTGCTGCACAAAAAGCAGGTTTTTCTGTTCCAGCTACTCTAGTGATGCCTAGAGTAACATACGCAAGAATGACAAAAAAAGAAGAATTTGCTCAAGGCATTTATCACAGCATAGAAAGCGAAATTGCAACAGATTTTCCTTTGTTAAAAATTATGTATCGTTCAGAGCACGATGATAGTGGCTTTGGCGGGCTTGGTAAGTTTCATTTAATGTTGGATAGAAGTCGCGCAGTTGCAGGAATGCCGTCATCTTGGTGGTTTGACACTTGCCCACTAAAGGTTTCTTTTACAAGAAAGATTTTTGAAGTCCTATATGAAAAACAAATAATGGCAATGGCTGGACATTTTATTGATCCTATTTGTCATATAATTCGTCATGGAGATGTAAGCTAATGTCTAAAAGAGAGAATCAAAAAATAATAGAAGCTAATATTGAAGACAAAAAAGATTTTGATGAATATTTTAGCTCTCCTGGAAAAGCTTCTTTTGTGGTAAAAAGAGAAGAAAATGAAATTACCGTTATAACTTTGGAGTTTAAAAGAGTTTACGGTCATGGAGTTGGATGTGCAACAATTTCTTCAGAAAAATACAAAGCTTTGTATGGAAACTCAGAAGACTTTAAAAATCTTGTTGATAAAGGTCGGATTTCCAAAAAAAGAGAAGATGTGGAGAAATGGTTTATTAAAAACCCACTTATTTTAAAATAAAACGATGACACCACTTGAGTTTTTTGATATTGAGGCTTCTGAATTTTCTTCATTAAGCGTTGATATTAAGCAATATTTCATAACATTAGCCGACGGTAAAAAGTCTTATGAATGGTATTGCTTAACTGACGATGAGAAAAACAGAGCAAACGCTTTGTATGCCGCTTACTTAGTAAGTAAAAACCCAAAGTATAGCACATCATCAAACTCAAGTAGTGATTTGTATTTAAAAAAGAAGGTTATTGATAAATCAACTTTTGAGTATGCTGAAAAAAGCGGATCAAAAAGCTCAAGCGCAACATATTCTTTTGATGATAATTATTATTTGACAGAGTACAAAGAGCTTGTTTCTAAATGTGGTTTTGGTAGTACGTCGTACAATAGATTGGCAATTTACGCTATTAAAAGATGATAAAAAGCAAAACAGAGTTTAAAAGCAATCTGTTAGAGATATTCAAGGCAATAACCCAGCTACAAACAAAAAAAATAAAAGCTGGGGTCTTGGATAGATCAGAAAAAAATAGTGAGACTGGAGAATCTGTTGTTGATTATGCTGTTTATAATCAATTTGGGTATGGAGTTCCTGCTAGGGCTTTTATGACTATTGGTGGTTTATTTTCAAAAAATAATACAGAACCGCTAGTTATAAATATGTTAAATGATTTGTTTAGGTTAAAGCCGATAAATAAACATTTGTCAATAATAGCAAAACAAATGTCTTCTGATATTAAATATGCAATAGACCCAACACAAATAAGCCCAGCTTTAAGCAAAACAACAATAGAGATAAAAAGAAAAAAAGGCAGATCAAATCCGAGCAAAACACTTGTTGATACAAAGAGCCTTCACGGATCAATTAAGTTTTCTGTTGAGATAAAAAATGTCGTTTGAGAGCGTTTTTGCAGACATGCTGCAAGATTTTACTATACTTCGTAGAGGAAGACAAAGTAAATCAAATGGAAGACCTATTGAAGGCGCTAGGTCTATCCTAACGGTAAAAGGTAGGTATAACTCTGTAGGTGGTTCTTACACTGGAAAACTTCATTTTGATGATGGAGTTTCATTGATGGAAAACAGTATTTTCTTTTATACACAACAAGATTTGTTTATAACTGGTCAGTATGATGACATGCAGCCAGATTTTGTTTTGATAGATGAAGGAAATGGCGCTATTTTTATGTATAAAGTTGAGGCTTTATATAAAAACATGGATAACGATACAAGTGATAATAACATAAAACACAATAGATATCTTATCACAAAAACAATAAAATTTACAAACAACAACGATTGGTTGAATGGTGTTTTAAATGCCTAATAGTATACAGCAAATTATAGCTCAAGTTGATTCTACAACACCAATTAGAGGAAACGCCACAACTGAAAGTGTTAGATTTAATTTTGACAAAATTAAACAGGCGTTAATAGAGCTTAATGCTTATGGAGATGATTTAAGTAATCTTTTTCCAAATAAGCTTAATTTATCTGTTTTTGAGCAATACAAAACAAATTCTAGGTTTTATTTAGATGTTCAGTCTGGTGGAGCTATTGATTCTTTGTTTTCTATCCCATTAGCTGCTCAGACAAATGTACCATTGCTAATACCATCACCAGTTGTTTTTGGCGCTGGAATAACTTATGACACTAATGATAGGGCAGTAGTTATACCAGAAGAAGGAAATTATTGTTTTTTTATTAAATTAAATATATTGCCAACTGGTAATGGTGTTTTAGAAACTAGGTTATCAAAAAAAAATGGGGCTAATTGGAGCGTTATTCCAGAAAGTTCTGAGCATACAAAAAGATACTCAAATGGAGCTGAGGAGGTTGTTACTTATGTTCTTACAAGTAGTTTTTTAGCTAACGATAGGGTTTATATTCATTCAAACTCGAATCCAGCGAATGTTTCTTTTGTTAGTAGGGCTGGAACTTCTTTACAAAACCCAAGTAATCCAACAGACATTCAAGCGACAAAAACACTTGGTGCTAGGATTCAAGTTTTTAGAATGGCGTAAAAAATGCAAGCAACACTTTTAGAACGTATTAGAGAGCCGTTTTATCATTTTGCAAAGAAGCTAACAGGCAATCCAGATGTGATGTTTTACATTGAGCCTGATGATGGTGGCAGCCCAAAGCCAAAAGAAATTTATTTTGTTTTATGCCCACTATTAGAAGATGATTTTGGAGCAACGCAGGGAATATATGTACAAGAAGACGAAACGCAAAAAGTAGGCGGTCTAAGACAGATGAATATAAGAGTTTCTTGTATTGGAAAAGGCTCTTATTCTTTGTTAAGCAGGATAAACACTCTTCTTCATTCTAATACAGGAAGAATAATAAAAGATGAGGAAAAGATAGCAATAGAAACACAAAAAGTTTTTTTATCTCCAAAAACCAATTTAGAACCGATGTATATAGAAACAGCCCACGTAAATGGAGTAGCTAGGTACTATAGTTTTGAGACAGATAATGAAAACAATGATTACATTGAAACAATAAACGTTCCACAAATAATAATTACATAAGGATAAAAATGGCTGTACAAATAAGCTCAGAAAATTTTATACAGGTTTTTTCAGAAATAGGCGACAAAGGCGTAAATAGATTATATTTTGATAAGGTTTTGTTTGTCGCACATCACATGGCGTTTTCTGAAAGGGTTAGAAGTTATTTTAACATTGATTCAGCAAAAGACGACGGATTGCCAGAAATTGTTCAACAAGCTATCTCTTCAGCGTTATCAAATAACGCTCCTGTTGTTAAAGTAGGAAGAAGAAGCTTAAATAAGGCTGTAATTAAATTAACAGGCGTATTTGCTCCAAAATTATACCAATTAAAAATTGGCGACACACTGTATGGATACACTAGCTTAGTCGGCGATACCGAGACCGATATTATTGATGGAATTGATGCAGCATTAACTGGTGTGCCAAAAATAACAGTAACAAAAACTGCAACATCGATTGAGGTTAAATATATTGATGATGACGATGCTGTTCCAATTAAACTAACAAAAAACCTTACTTGGGCATCTTTTGAGCCAAATACTTCAGCCAGCACAATTGTTGATGATTATGACAAAATAAAAGATGAAGACGCTGACTTTTTTCATGTTTGTATACAAGACAGGGATTTAGGAGAGGTTGAAAAAATTTCTTCTCACATGCAAACACAAGACAGAATTTTTTATGCTTGCGTGAATGACCCATTAAATTACGATAGCGACGCCTCTATTGGTTTTGGAGCAGAGCTTTATGATAAAGGAAGAAATTGTACCTGTTTGTTTCAGTCTCAATTAGCTGATTCTGAATTTTTGGATATGGCTTCCGCTGGACTTGTCGCATCAAAAGAACCAGGAACGTATACTTTAAACTTAAAAAGACCATCAAATGTTTCTCCAGATTCTATAACAGATACTCAATATCAAAACCTATTAAAGAAAAAAATAAACAGTTATTCAAAAATAGAAATTTTTAACAAAGGTATAACTGATGGTTTTGTTTCTTCAGGCAGACACCTTGATATACAAATTTCTGATTTTTATTTTAAAGCAATTTTAAAGGAAGAATTGGCTTTGTACCTATCAAATGAAGACAAACCTACTTACACAGATGATGGTGGTATAGCAGACATAAAAGCAAGAACAGAGCTTGTTTTTAAAAGACTTCAGGATAAAGGTATTGTTGTTGCACAGAAATTTTTGGCGGAAGACGGGAAAACTCTTTTAGAGCCTTTTACTGTAAATGTTGTGTCAAGATCAAACTCTCCTCTTGGCGACAGAATAGATAGGGTCTATAACGGACTGACTTATCAGGCTTATTTAACTGGTGGTATTCATAAAATAATAGCTGTTAGAGGCGAATTGAACGTATAATAAAAAAGGAATATAAATGGCTGTAAATGGTGTTATTGGATTTGATAATATAGTATTAATTGTTGGTGGATTTGCAGTAAGAAACGGTCTTGTAAGGCTTGATATTGCTCCAGCAGAAAAAGCAAGCTTTACAAATTACGGAAGCGGTCCCTCATCTTCTACCACTTTTAATACAAGCAAGCATAAATTAGTTACGATTGAATTATTGCCAACGGCAGATTCACATGGTGATATTTATAATTTGCTTGATATTTCTTTAGCGACAGGGAAGGCATTTCCTTTTATTTATCGAGACCCAGCAAAAACAAATCAATATGTAATTAGCCAAATGGCTGTGGTTGAGGATGAGCCTACAATATCACACCAAAGGCTTGCGATTGACAATTCTGTTTGGGTTATTAGGGCAAATGGCACAACAACCGCTCAAAGCGGCTCTCTTGCTAGTTTAATATAAAGGATTTTTAATGAATAAAATAGAATTGGGAAACCTTGTTTTTTCCTACAATCTTGAGCAAGCAAACTTTAGTGATCTTTGTGAATATAATGATCAAATGTGTTTTTTTGCTGTTGTTTGGGAGCTTTCTAAAGCAAATTTTATTGACAAAAAAAATCTTAACTTAATTAATGATTTTTTCACATCAATAAAACTTGAAGTAGCTGGTGAAAATGGAATAACAATAAAAATAAAAAGCATTCAAGATATTAATTCTTTTTTTCCAATAAAAAAAATTAGAACACTTTGTGAGCTTGTTTATTTAATTACAAAAGACGTTTATGAGGATGATTTTCTTCATAGGCTTGATGAGGCAAAAAAAAAGATGGACACGACAAGTTAGATTTTAAAAACAATAATTTTCGTTATACTCCTGTTTTTAAACAAGAGGTTGATAATAGAATAGAGATAAAAGAGATACCAATAAAAATACAAAAATTTTTTGATATTTTTAGATGTATTGAAGCTGGTTTTTTAACAATAGATACTCTTTTAAGCAAAAATATAAATAAAAAAGAGCTGCTGAAATATATAAAAATGGCTTGCTTTTATCTCGACTTTAATAAAGATATTCAAAATCAAGTTGATGTTTTGGCTGCGGCAGATTCTTTGGATATAAACACTGAATCGTATATTAAATTTGATATAAACTCTGTCTATAAACAAGTAAAAAGAAAGCAAAAACAAAAATAAATGACAGATATTGTAGCATCTAGTCTAGTTAATAATCTAACCTTTAATGTAAAAGGCGAAGAGCAATTAAAGACTATTGAAGAAAGATTATTAGCAATAAAAAAAGCCGCTGATGGGATTGGTTCTATCAGCGGTATTGCTGCTGCTGCAAAATCTGGAAAATCATCTGTATATTCTGATGCCGCAAAAGGTCAGTTGCTTTATAATAAGGCGATGACTGAGGTGTCTAAGCAACATGTAAATGCTGCAAAAGCTATTGATATAAAATCAAAGGCAGAGTTAAATTATGCCAAATCTTTGTCTGCTCAAACAAAATTGGTTGATAAGTACATGGGGATGTTTTATACCCAACGTGCTGGCGTTGTTCCTACATCTGGCATAGCAAAAAAGTATTTTGAAAAACTTGGTGTAGAGGCACCAAGTTACGCATATACAAAATCTTATTTTGCAACACAAAACGAGATCGCTAGGACAAGGTCTGCAAAACAAGATGAAATATCAGCAATAAAAGAAAGCGCTAGAGCGGCAAAAGAAAATGCCAAAGAGCGAGATAGGCATACAAAAATGCTATTGCGCCAACAAAAAGAATTAAGATCACAAGCATCTCAGCAATTAAGAGGTGCAGTTCCTTTTGGTATGGGCACTCAAGGTGTTTTAGGTGGTATACCAACTCCTCTTGTAGGTATGCTTGGTGTTGGTGCTATTGCTCAAAAATATGACACAATCATTGGCGCTCAAGCCAGGATTCAAGCTGTTAGCACATTTAATGATCTTGGAAAAGAAGGTGCTTTAAATAATGTTTTTACACAAGCTGAGGAGCTAAGGATTGATGCTTCTGATTATGCGACACTATTATCAAGAATAGGATTGGTCACGGAAGATGTTGCAAAAGAAACTGGATATGGATCAAAAGGTCTTTTAGATTTTACAACAACTATATTCAAAGGTATGCGGTACAGTGGAGCAGGAACACAGCAAGCTGCTTCAATAATGACGCAATTACCCCAAGCGTTAGTTGGCGATGCTGGCGGTGAAGAGCTTAGGGCGCTTGTTGAAGGTATGGGTGCATTTGCTAACGACCTAGCTAAGGCAGTTAAAAACCCAGATACAGGAAAGTTTTTTAAAAATGCACAAGAGATGAAGAAGTGGACTGGTGTTCAAGGGAATGATTTAACGCCAAAAATGCTTATGGACGCAGCACTTTCTTTAAAGCCGCTTTATGATGAAAGGTTTTTAAAGCTACCAAAGCTTTTCTCTGACATTTGGAACAATGCTGGAACTCAAGTTTCAAAAATAATTATTGGATTAGAGCGAGATACTGGTTTTTTCTCAAAAACGATTGAGGGTCTTTTATCTGGATTGAAATTTGTTGATAAAATAATACGTGTTATTACAGACGCTACTGGCGGATGGGGAAATGCTATGCAGATATTTTTCTCATTGTACGGTGCGAAAAAGATTTATGACATGGCTGGTGCAGCAAAAAAATACTGGGATGCGATGCGGCTTGGCGTGATGGCTTACAATACGGCATCTGGTGCAACTGGTTTGGTTGGAGCTGCTGGCTCTATTGGTGCTGCTGGTAGGGCTGGTAGAGCTGGTTCGGCTGGAAAATATGCTGTGCAAAGCGGCTATCAAATGGGCAGTGTTGCAGCAACAGCTGCAACAACGGCTGGAGCTTTTCGCAGTGCAGCGGCTGGGACTATAGCATCAATAGGTAAGTTTACTGGCACAATGGCTTTATTAACTTTTGCTGTTGATGAGGGAATAAATATATTAAGCGGGCAAAGGTCTTTTTTGATGGAGATGTGGGCTAAAATTACTGGAGATAAATCATACGGCTCTTTTCATGATACAGAAGATGCAATAAAAAGAAGACAAGCCAATGCGGCTTTACTTGATCGTATAAGTGCGGCAAACACTGAGGCTGGGTATGAAAAGTTTACAGCAAAAAAACAGGAAGATTATAGTTTTTGGAAAGACACATCTCTTGCTGAAAAATTTACATTGGCTACAAGTCTACTTACTAACCCTGAATCTTTTTTTAGCACTCGTAAAGAAATTCAAGATCGATACTCGGCTGCACCTCGCCTTGAGCAAACAGAGGCAAACAGAATGTTTAAGCACTATAGAGACCCTGTTTCTGGTGTTGCTCTACAAACAGATGAGAGAATACCAGAGGCAGTAAATAGCGCAAATAAAAACTCTGTTGTCTATAACAACCCAGCAATTATTGGGAATGCTATTGGTAGCGCAGTAAAACTGCCACAACTTAACGTTCAAATTATGCTGCCAAACGGTCTTACTTTACAACCATTAAGTGTTTCTATAAACAAGGGAAGCGCATCAATACCAACTAGCGCATTTTAATCATGGAAACTTTTGTAATTAAGTTTGAAGCAACAGACGGTGAGTTTGGCGTGTTTGAGCTAGAGGCTCAAATGCAAGAAACAATGTCTTTGGAAAATGAAGTGGCTACACATCGAATAGAAAATGGGCGTAGCTCTTCTGATCATATACATAATGTTTCAAAAACACTGACAATAGTTGCTGACATAACAGATACCCCTCTTAATGATGATCTTTATAGAATAAAAAGAGAGGCTGGCAGAAGAGAGGCTTATACAAATTTAGCCGTTAGCTTTTATGAAAAAAGAGCGCTTATGATTGTCTATACAAAAAATTATGTATGGGTAAACATGGCTATTGTAAGTATGGAAAAAAACACGACACCTGATAGAGGTGAGCGTGATATTTATACAATCACATTTAAACAGCTAGATATAACAGACACAAAAACGGTTTCTCTTCCAAAACCAGTAGCTAGAAAAAAAACAAACAGATCAAAAAACGTAACAAACAAATGTGGAACTCAAACAGACTCTGGTCAAAAACAAACAAATTCAACACAAAGCACTCAAAGCGCTATTGATGCTTTAGTATTGCCACCAGGACTGAGACGTGGGTTTGGGTTGCCAGTTTTGCCAACTAACTCTGCATCAATTGTAACGCCATAATAAAAATGGAAAAAATACCACTGCTATCAGGTGAAACAAAACAAAGAGTATCTGTTGATATTGATGAAGTACCTTATGTTTTTGAGGTACAGTGGAACGATCATGCGCAAAAATTTTACATGTCTATTTTAACAACCGATCTTGTTGAAATTATTTCTGGTGTGTGTTTGGTTCCAAATACGCCATTAATAGGTAGACATAAAAAAGAAGAATTGCCAAAAGGTGAATTGTTTTTATTCCGCGTAAATTCAAAAAATGAATATCCGACGTTTGATGAGCTTGATGTTGGTTTTTGGTTAGTATACATACCTAAAACAACCACTTTAAAAGCACCAGTTTTGCCAATTGTAACATCTAGGTATACCGAAACAGTCTGGGATGAAGGTATAACAACCTGGGATAATGGTGATACAAAATGGGATTTATAGATGAGTGAAAATTTTGGCAGGATCGTAAAGCTAACTATTTTTGACAAAGACCCAATAGAAAAGGGTGCTGATTTAAAAGGCGTTGAAATTGAGTTTTTAAAAATAGATTTTGAGGTTAAAAAAACATCATCAAAAGACCCAAATTATTGTAGAATTGATATAACAAATTGCAGTCAAAATACAATAGCATATCTTGAAAAAATAGGAAACATAGCTATATTAGAGGTTGGATACGCAGGATTAGATGGAACGGGGAAACCAACTGTTTTGTTTACAGGCAATATTGTTAGGTTTGATCCACCAGGAGACGTTGCTGTTGATGAAGTTGTTTCGATAGAGGTTAGGGATGGATATTTAGAATATAGGGATACAAGAATATCCGTTTATAAGGATGTTGGCGCAAGCGCATTATCTGTATTAAAAGAAATTGTATCTTATTTTAAACTTCCTATTGAAAAACTACCTGCAATTGAAGATAAGGTTTATATAAACGGATATTCTTATACTGGAAAACTTAGAGAGGCTATGGATAGGGTTTGCAGATACCTTGGATTAAGCTGGTCTATTCAAAACAGACGTATTCGTATTTTTAAAAAGGGTGAAACATATACTAAGCAATTTTATCATTTAACTTATGATAGTGGTCTTGAATTTTGTGGCAGAAAGTCAGTCACTGAAGATGATAGAAAAAAAGCAACAAAAAGAAAAACAAAATCAACAAAGCTAACAAAAAAAGATAAAACTGACTTTGTTTTACCTAGCGACAATGAAAAACTGAAAGTACAAGGAGTTGTTGTAAAAACGAGACTCAACCCTTTACTTTTACCAGGAGATACTGTTAAAATTACAAGCAAAATAATTGATGGTGATTTTTACTCTATTGATGATATAGAATATAGAGGATCAAACGTTGATAATGAGTTTTATTGCAGATTTACTGCGAAAATAATAAAAAAATGAATGATTTTAAATTTTTGGAACAACAGATAGGCAGTAGGACAAGTGAAAATGATATACATAAAATTCTCAAAGAGCATCTCAATACCAGTTTCCCTGCTACTGTTGTTAGTTATAGCGATGGTCGTGTAAAGGTTAAGCCTGATATATCAAAAAATTATCAAGATGATGAAAATCTTGAATATGCTATATTAAATGCAAAGGTAATATACCCTAGATTTGACAATGGTAGCGCTGGGGTAAAAGGCAGGATAACAAAAGGAACGAAAGGCTATGTGCATATAGCACAAGCAGCCACTGATAACAGTGGTGATCAACGAAGCTATGATTTGTCAGATGCCTTTTTTTATCCTTGCGATCCAACATTATCTGATCCAGTTGGGGTTGGAAATGATGAAATGGCTATGTTTTGGGGTGCAGCAAAGATAAGTATAAGTGAGGATGGGTTTATTACAATAGTAGCACCAACAGGTTTTAAGGTTATTACACCAAAAGGCGAATTTACAGCAAAACTAGAGACTGGCGATAATCTTAACGTTAAGTCTGGTGGGATTGATAATGTAGACGGAATTAGAAATACTGGAGGTATTGATAACCTGGGTGGTCTTAGAAACGCAGGAGGATTTTCAAGTACAGGGTCATCAAAATCAAACGGAGAAAGAATTACAACTGAGTCGCATACACACAACTACACAGATGATGGTGCGCAAAAAGTTACTGAAAAGGCTAATGTGTAATGACTGCTGATTTTAAATTGACAGAAAATGGTGATTTAGATTTAACAAATGGCAGAATGTCTTTATCAAAAGACACCGATGCGGTTGCACAAAGGGTAATAAATAAGATTTATTTGGCTACTGGCGATTGGGATTTTGATTTGGTTTTTGGCACAAACTGGGACTTGGTGTTTGGCGCAAAAGGCAATACAAACATAAAAAACGCAGATAACATTATTAAGTTGGCAATAAGAGAGACAGAAGGTGTTGCTGAAATTTTAACATACAAATCCACTTTAAACAACAAAACAGGTGAGTTCTTAATAGAGTGTTCTATTAAAGATGTTTATGGAAAAACAATAAATCTAATAACAAAAAAATGACGCTTATAAAAGCAGATAAAAATGGTGTTTCAGTACAGATTTTATCAGAGCACTTAACAGAGCTTTTTGATACATTTTCTGAAAAATCTGGCATACCTATTGATAGAAAAGCAGATGACTTAACTGGTCAGGCTTTTACCATTTTATCAGAAATGGCGACAGATATTGCAAGTAAGGTTCAATATGTATCAAGTCAGTTTTCAATTGATAGCTCTGAAGATGTTTTTCTTGACTATGCAGTTAGGTATGGTTTAATTGAAAGGCAGGAGGCAACACCAACAACGGTTTATGGTATATGTTACGATAACGAAGGTGTTGTTGTAGGCTCAGGCTTTGAGGCTAGAGATTTGTCTGGAAATAGTTTTTTGTCTATACAGGATACTACAATAACAAAAAACTATTGTGCTGATATAACGTTTTCATTTTCTGTTCAAGATAATACAACATATTCTATTGTATTGTCTGGCTCTGCAATATCAACAACAACAGGTGTATCAGCTACTGTTGATCAAATAATTGATGCTTTAATTCCGCAAATAGATTCTGAAAAATACATAGTAGAAAAAAAAGAAGCAACATTAAGAGTTTTTTCAAAAAATGGATATTCCCCATTTTCGGTAAGCACAAGCACCAATATTTCAATAGATGAAATTGGCACGCCAGTATATTTTGTTTGTTCTGTTGATGGTTCTATAGCCTGCCCAGCTAATACTCTCACCATAATGGACTCGGAAGGTGTTAATAGAATAAACAACCTTGCAGATGGATTTGTTGGTAACGACATTGAAAAAGATGAAGAGCTTAGGGATCGTTTTTACAGGTCTGGTGGAGAGCAAGGCTACGCAACACTAACGGCAATAAAATCAAGACTTGAAAACAACGTTGATGGCGTTTCAAATGTAACTGTATATCACAACCCATATTCAATAATCGACGCATTTGGTATGCCAAGGCATTCTGTTGAAGCTATTGTTGATGGCGGTGAAGATCAAGCTATTGCAAATGAGATTTTATTAAACTCGGTTGCGGCTGGCATCGAGACCTATGGAAATGTTGTTGTTGGCGTTAATGATGGCAATGGAAGCATTCAAGAATGTCGTTTTTCTAGGATCACATTCAAATATATCTGGGTTAAGGTTGATATTCTAGCACTAAATGGCGAAGAATCTTTGGTTTTAGATGCAATACCAGCAATAAAGAACGCAATCTTGTCTTATGGTAATAAAATGGGCGTTGGTGAAAATGTTATTCCACAAAGATTTTATGGCTCTATTTATGGAGCAACAGCGGGGATAAGAGAGCTTGATGTTTCTGTTGCTGAAACAAATCTTCCTACAGACACCCCATCTTATGCTGATTATGATATACCAATATCAAGAAATCAAAAAGCATCTTTTGATTTAGTAAGAATTATTGTAAACGGAATATAGATGGCAGACCTATACGAAAAATACTTATCAAGGCTTGCTGGAAGGTTTGTTGGAAAACCAAACATAGAGGCTTTTTTAAGAACAGCAATTAAGCCTTATCAAGAACTTAGTGATGCCTGTGATTTTATTTTAACAATGGCTAACTTAGATGATGCTGTTGGATATTGGCTTGATATACATGGAAGCAGGGTTGCTGAAAAAAGAGATGGTAGAGATGATGACGAATATAGAGATGCTATAAAATTTAAGATAGCATTAAAATCGCCAAAGGCAACAATATCCGCAATTTTTAAGGCATTAAATTTTTTTGCACCAAAAATAAGATACGGTGTTTATATACCTCATTACCCAGCAGGATTTTCGCTACTAACAGACTCACCTTTAATAAGACGAGTTGCTTTAGAAGGAATAAAAAAAATAACAGCGGCTGGCGTTGGTTTAGATGTTTATTACACAAAAGGAATGCCTATTAGTTTTTTAGGCGGTCTTTCTGATCAAACTTTTCTTGGTCAGCAAAACAATAGACTTGTTTATGCAAAACATAACAATAATCTTGTAAAAATAAAACTACAAACACTTTATTACTCAAAAGGCGGGGCACATCTTGGTGGATTAATTGGTTCTTATTTAGGAACACAATCTGGTAATTTTATTAAAACACAAAGTGGAAAAAGAATTATGTTGCGATCAAATATGAAATCTGTTGGTGGTTTTAGATTATCTGGAGTTTATACGGTATGACGGTAAAAAAAACAAGGCTTGGTGTTTACGCAAAAGAACCTGTAACAAAAAATGTTTTGGATGGAGTTCCTATGCAAAACAGGATGCCATTTTCACAAACATCGGCTTTTTTTGCTGGTAAAAAACCACCAATAAATACCACTACAGAAAAAACATTAGCCGACACTGTTGCAGCACAAGAATGGAATGAGCTTGCGTATTTAACAACAAAACAGATTGACTTGTCTGGTATAAGCGATGGTGAAGGTGATAATTTAATCACATATAAAAATTGCTTTATTAAGATAAGTGCTATTGATCTTGGTGATCAAACAAAATTTTTTGAAGCAAGAGGATGGGTTGGTGAATTAAATATTGTACCACAACTAACTGTAATTGCGTCAAATGGGTTGTCGTTAGGAACGATAACAGCAAATGGAGCAATTCCTATAGTTGGAGGTAGTAGTGTTGCTAATGTAAGAGTGTTATGCGAATTAACACCAATAGATTTTAGAAGTGGGGAATAAGAATGGCAGATTTTACACCAGTTGAAATAGAGCAGCTACGTTTACTGCTTCAAAAACAAAACGAATTGTTATCTATTGCCGATGATGCTGCAGCTCTTGATGTTGTTGCTGGTGCTGGACAAGAAACTATAAATAAGCTAACTCCAGAAACCGCAGCAGGATTAAATCAAGAAGACGTAACAGTCATTGATAAGTTTGATTCTTCAGCAACAAAATCACTTACAATATCAAATCTAGTTTCTTTTGTTAGCGGTCAGATTGGTGGAGGCGGGACTGAGTTTAATAAACAAGGTCATTTTAAATGGGTAGCTGGTGGTGGAGATGGTGGCACAGGGTATAAACTAAAAGATATAGTTTATCATAACGGCAATACTTATATATCAACTGCTGATAACAACACTACAGAGCCTGGGGCTGCTCTAGCAAGTTGGGAAGTTTATTATGGCAGTGATACGCACAACCCAACAAGAAGCGATTACAAACAAGGCGCTCGCGTTCAAGATGGTTTTGGTGGTGGTTGGCACGAAGCTGTTCAGGATGTGCCTGTCAATACTTTAATAACAAACCCGCTTTTCTGGCTGCCATCTAGTAATTTTAAAATTTTCAATTCGGACGATGTGCTAACAACTTCTCGCGCTTTAACGGTAAACGATATTAATAAGCATCTTGTTCTTAGTGGAACATCAAATCAAACTTTTTCTTTGCCCCTGGCAGACTCAGTGCCATCTGGATCAATGATTTTTGTTAAAGGAAGAAAAGGTGTTATAGCAACATTTAATAGGCAAGGTTCTGATACTATCAACATAGATTCAGGAGCTGGCTTCACTTCATGCTCTTGCCTTGCACCCGAATCAATCATATTAGTATCAAATGGCAATCAAGATTGGCGCTTGACAAAAATAAATCCATTTTATAACGCAACAGCATTTACAGCACCTGACCGAGCTGCAAATACAAACTACACAAATAGTTCACCATTTCCTATTAGAGTAATAATTAATGTTAGTATGGGTGGGGCTGGGTCTTCCATAGTTTTAAGTGGGGCTTCGTCACACGCAAAACCATTCATTATATTAAATAGTAACTTTTCAATTGAATCGTGGTTTTATCCTGGGGAGGTTTATCAACTCAGTACCACTGGAACGGTTACAATAGTTAGCTGGTTTGAATATGCTGTTATTATTTAATAAAGGACAAAAATGTTTTATTGTATAAATAAAAACACAAAACAAATTTACGCATTCGACACAGAGCTCGAGCGAGATAATAAAGTTAAGTCTGATCCTGATTTTGTTGTTTGCGATGCGAGACCAAGCTTATTCCACGAATGGTCAGGTAGTGCATGGGTTTATGATGCGAATTTAGAGATGTTAAGCACAAAGAGTGCTTCCGTTGATGTTCTAAAACAGCTTGATGCGATTTATCGCAAAAAAAAGGATGGCGCTTTTCCTGTTGATATGACGGCGATTATAAACAGTCTAAATATACCGAATAATACCAATATTTTATTCCCAACAAGCCAGCCTTCTTTTAACATAACCAACACTCCAAAACCAGCCACTTGTCAAAATCAAAAAATCGTTGGTTATTCAACAAGTAAAATAAAATACCCAACCCATGACCGTTGTGTGTTGTGGGTTCAAGATAGTCGAGATATCCAAAGCCTAGTTTCACTTGGGCATGTTTTAGCCGCCGATTGGGTTTCAAAAAATAGCAACTTGTCCATTTCTGATTATGTTCATTATCAGCAAATCGGCATTGCTGGTGTTCAGTACCGAGAAAATGAGATTAGAACGTTACAGCCCGATGGATATCCGATTGTTTTGGATAAACACTCGTTAAAAATGTGGATTCTTATTTTTGAAAAAATAAATGAAAAAAAAGAACAATTGCATGGGCGATATTTGTTATTAAAGACTCAAATTCAAAACTGCACAACGATGTCTTCGCTTGAGTCTGTTGTTAAAAATATGAGCACTGGCTGGGTGGATGTTTTTAGTGACACAGAAACCCCCGCTGGCATGACGGTTATTAGATAAAAAAGAGGTACGACAATGTCAAAAATTACTTTGCCAAGAGCCACGTGGCTTTGCGTAAATCCTGGGGCTGCTTATGCGTCAGGTGTTGAAATAACGATCAATGTAGGAAAAACAACTGCAAACTTACGCTACGAATTTAAAGATAGCGATACGACTGCCCCCACATCTATTAATGACATTTCAGAGCCAGTTCAATCACTTTCAGTTAAAGCCGTTGATGGAAAAGGCTTTTTATGGCTAATTTCTCAAAGCGTTGATGTTGATGTTCAGATTGAGACAATAACCCCTGCAACGTCTGTTGTGTCAGTTCCGTCTAATTTGGCAAAAGAAACGAAACAAGATGATCAAATTACAGAGCTGCAATTATCTAACGAACTAGCTTATCGAGAGGCTACTAAAACGTATACGACACTTAAAACTTGGGCGCAGTACAAGGTAGTTGATATTACAGGCTGGTCTGTTGGTGTTGTTGTTGGTGATTTTGTTTATAAAGAAATCGACAAAATAACAAACTCGCTTCAATGGATAAAATCAGACGGAGTAACGACGATATCCGCACCTCCAAACGAGGATGTGAATGTTGATCAGCTAACTGGTGATCGCGAGATTAGCGTAGTTTATTCATCGGTGTTTGGAGCCGTTTCAAAAACCCGAACTCCGACTATTAAAAATGGAATTTACAATTTTGGAACTGTTGAAACAGAAGGTGAATGGGTATGACAATAGATAAAGAAGCTAGGTCTAAAGCCGATGATGCATTAGTTGTTGCAAACAAAGCAAAAAAAGGTATTAAAGATAGGCAAGTAAAAAACATTTCAGTGGCATCTCAATCTGCTATGCTTGCTTTAACAGATGTTTCGCCAGGGCAGATCGTTATAAGAGAAGATGACGGCTATTACAATTATCTATTAAAATCACTTCCGGCGTCAAATTTATCAAATTGGCAGCCGATGGGGAAAGACGCTCCACCAATTGGCGAAACCGTTGAAGATATTATCACAACAAATGAAGTTATAACATCTAAGGCAGACGGATTGTATGCTTTTACAGGAACACCAAACGGTGGGTTTCCTGCGGGCGTTACGCAAGGCGATATTGCACAAAAAACAGGAAGCGTATGGACTGTTGTTTATACATTTATTAATGCTCCTGCAAGCATTTATGCAAAAAGTGATGGGCAAACATACGACAAAAAAGTTAATAGTAGCAATGTAAATAATTGGGTTGCAAAACCAAAGCCAGCATATTATGAAATTGGTTCTAATAAAGAATTTCCTATAATTAACAATTCCTTTGCACAGTTTATAACGGACGTAGTATCTGTTGGCGTAGGTCAGCTGTATGATTCTGAATTTAATCAGCGTGTTATATTTCCTGCAAACGCACAAAACTTTTTACTAAAAGGGGAGGGGTACGTAACTCGTAATAACAATATAGTTAATAATATTGAAATATTAGGGCATAGATTTACACTTCAAAAATGCCAACCAACTTGTGATGTTTCGTTGGCAAATGTTTCAAAAACTGTTACGACAACATTAAATTCCAAAACGATTGTAATAACTGGGGCTGGGCAAACAACATCAGGGCTTGTGAAATATCAAAAAATCACAGGTACAGGAATACCAGCAATGTCTTATATTGACACAATTATTGACTCCACTACTTTTACAATTAGCCAAAATGCTACTGCTAACGGCACAAACATAACAACAACTATTCAACCAAAAGCACCCGTTGTTATTGATTCAAGTGGTACAATTACCGAAGCTGGACAACCAAATATAAAAAGAGGTAAGCATTGTTTTGACGATATTAGTTTTTCAACGCCAGGTGCTTCTGCTCTTGACATTTTTGATATTGGGCATTTTGCAGATTTTAGAAATTGTAATTTTGCTAACAAAGAAATCAATTTATATACAACATCAACAACACCGGTGTATATAACTTTTACAAATTGTCAAGCAGGTGTTATTAATATATATTCTCCGTTTATTGTTGTTACAAAAGCATATTCGCCGTCTGTTGTTTTTCAAACTATAATTAGCCAAACTGGAATTGTTGATTTTGATAAAGCAACGCCAGTGGCATATAGCCTACTAAGACAATATTCTTTGGGACAAACAGTAAGAGTTCCGCTTGGTGCAATGATAATCAACGATGATGTTGGTGGCACTTTACAAACACTAAAATGCACAACTGCTTATACAATTCCTGTGACAATAAATACTGGAACGCCAATTGATTTAACAAAATATCAAACAGGTGGTGGTGGTGGCTCATTAACAATTACATATCAAGCAAATAGTACCACATTTCCTGCTAACCCACGAACAGGCGATAAAGTGTATGTTACAAGCGACGGAACAAGTGCTGGCATTATTGAAGAGCAGTGGGAATACAATGGCACGGATTGGATTTTAATTGAAGGTGTTTATCCCGTGTCAGGTGCAGTCGTTGACAATACAATTGGAGACAGTGCGTTGATAACAACGCCCGGAAGATACATTGTGCCTGCAACTGGTTTATTAAATGAATTTGTTGGTCAAGCTAATAAATATGCTGATTATGACGGTTCAATTTTTAGCTTTATTGCACCAACAAATAATGATACAGTTCAAATCAACTCTGGGCAAAATGTTGGTACAGTTTGGAAATTTACAACCGCTGGTGGGTGGGCAAAAGTAACATCAACGGCAACAACTGTGTTGGGTGCTTTAAAAACACCTCTTTTTGGAAATTTGATTGCAAATTATGCGGAGGATAACAAAGGTCTTACCCATGCACTTGATGTTGCAATACAAAATAAAGTTATTCAGCAATTAAAAAACGGAACTATTTTTGATTTAACGCCTGGTGGTGTGCAAGGTCAGGCAATGGGAATTAGTGTAAATTGGTTTGGTCGCACAATATACAAGTTTGCAGATAATACCAATGCTTTTCCAAATGCAAATTACAACGCTTTAATTGTTAATGTACCAGCTGGGGTAAGGTCTGTTTTTTTACAAGTTAACAACGATGTTAATGGTGGTCATCTTTGTGTGCGTGCTGATTATCTTGACGCAAATAACGCACAAGAAGAACACTTAGGTTATTTTGTTCAACAAAAAGACAAACAGCAATTTGTAAGACCGTTTGCCAATAATTTTAGAAATAATGCAGGATTTCATACTTGGTTAATGATACCTGTGCATAAAGCAGGGAAGTTGGCGATTAGTTTGGCAACCGTGCTTTCACAAGCTGATTTATGGGTAGGAGCAATTGCATTTTCAGACAATGCTCATAATTTTATGTACGAGCCTGCATTAAGCTACCACTGGGTCGTTAATAAGCAAAATGATTTAACTACAAGTGCACAATTTGGGGGAAATAACAATATTATTTGGTATAATGCTAACCCTTGGACAGACGGGGCTAATATTGTCAGAGCTACATTGCAATTCCCAATAGCACAAAGAGCTTGGGCAAGAGTTCGCGTTGTAAAACCTTCTGACGGTCAAGACATTATTTTACATTACACTTCTTGGGATAAGTCTTCTGCTTTACCCGAAGTTTGGCGTATAAGAAAAAGAGACGGAACTTATGTAACTGTTGCGAGCGGTAGTCAAGCATCTCCTAACTTTGATGTGCAATCAAGTTTATGGACTCATCAACTTGCGAGTGTGTCTGCATCAATTTCAACATACATTCAAAGTTATCATTTAAAAATACCTTTTGCAATTTGGAAAGATTGCATTCAGGTACCAACAATTGACTCACCAAAGCTTGACTTTCTCAATCAAGGAGCAAATTTGACAATTACAAATGCACAAGCAAATGCAAACCAATGTTTTCACATTTCATTTACAGCCACAGGAAGAGCGGTAACTATTCAAGCCCCAACAAATGCAACAAGGTTTTATACAGTATATAACAGAGGTGCGAATGCTTTTACTTTTGCTGGAATAAATATACCCGCAAACAGTTTTGTGAATTTGTTATATAACTCAACCACTGCAACATGGAGTGTGCCAACCCAGCAAGAATGTTTCCTTGATTTTGAGTTTTGGTCTTATGCGGTTGGGGATAGGTATTTTTTACACATAGCAACATCATCATCATCAATTTTTTAATGCTTTATGAAAATATATTTTAAAAACAATTGGGAACTTATTTTTGCGTTTTCAAAGCCAAAGGAGTGCATTGAGGTTGATTATAATTATTCCCGCTACGGCTCACATACTGATGATTTTATGCCAGATAGTGGCAAAACAACAAATTTAATTTTGATAAATGGCAAATTGTGTGTTGTATTTGCAAATGAAGTTTTGGATAACACTACCAAAGAAATACTTTCGCAAGCGCTTCAAGAAAATGAATGTCAAGCAGTGCAATCAACAGAAATTCACTTGACTGAAAATTATTTGCCTGATTATGCAGAAGACATTACACAATTGCCAGAATATACTGACGGCAGAACTGCTGGAATTTATAACAGAGATGGAAGGGTTTTTGAAATTATTGCAAATGCAGAAGTTTATGTAAACCTTGAATTTAATTATGATATTGCAAACGAAATTCAACAAAAGCGTGAGCAATTAAAAAAGGATTTTGAAAATAATAAAGTGTATGTTATTGAAAATGGTGTGACAATGACAATTGACAATAATTCCAAAGCTCCAAATGGAGAAACCAGCAAACAAATTTTTGATAAATTATTAGAAGAAGCGTTAAATGTTAAACCTGCTACAAATGATTTATCTGTAAAAATATATCAACAAAAACAAGGAGTAAGTATTTACAGACTTTCGGCAATTAACACGATTTTAAGACAAATAAACGAAGATTTGTTTCATATTGTTCAAAATGATGTTAAGTTTTCAATTCGTCAAGTCAATAAGTGTCGTTATGATGAGATTGACAATAAATTAAGTAAAGCGAAAACACTTGCAGAATTGGAAAGTATTACTTGGTCTTTTATTCCATTTCCAAAAATTAAAGTTGATGAAATGGCAGTTGCATTACTTGCAAACCCAGAAATTAGTGAAATTGTAAAAGACAAAATAAGAGAAAGGGAATTTCCTGTTGGAAGTGGGCATTTTAAATTAATTGAAAAATTGTGAAAAACATTATTTTACAAGCAATTTTACTTGTTGCACCACCGTTAATAGAAGAACGTAGAGGGCAAGATGGTTTTATTCGTTTGTTTTATAGTTATTAAATAAGGAAAATATGAAAAAAATACTAGCAATTTTAGCGATTTTAGCTTTTTCACAAGCAAAGGCTGATCAATCAAATCCGGTTATTTATGGTATTGGTGTTGAAACCACATATATCGAAGGTGTACAATTTAATAAGTGTGAACGTTTGCGTGTTGGTGCCATGACGAATGGTTGGACATTATCAACAACATACGTACCTTTTAATAACGAATGTGAAGGTATTAAGAATGGTTATAAATTTAAATCTGATCAGAAGTCTATTACTTTAGGTAGGATGCTTTATCAATCTTGCGGCGGTAGGTTTTGCAAACAAGCGGGTTTTAGCGTTAGTGATGTTAGAGATAAGCCACTTAACGATCACTTCACTCAATGGCATGTAGTAGGAAGTGCATTGGATACAAGAACAGGTTTAGCTGTGTTTGTTTCTCTTGGGGAAAAGCAAGGTGCTTTTACTAGCACATTAGGCGTTTATTACACATTTGGAGATAAATAATATTATGAAAAAAATAATGATTAGCCAACCGATGCGTGGTTTAACAGAATTTCAAATTCTTGAAGCAAAAAATAAGTTTTTAGAATTTGCGAAAAAAGAAGGATTAGAAGCGGTAAACAGCTATTTTAATGATGAATGGAATTCAAAAGAATCCATGTCTAAAAGAGGGGTTGTTAATATTCCTATGTGTTTTCTAGCAAAATCAATTGAAATGATGAGCCTTTGTGATAAGGTTTATTTTGCAAAAGGGTGGGAAAATGCCAGAGGGTGTAAGATTGAACATGAGGTAGCGATAGCCTATGGAATGGAAATTATTTACGATGCATAACGTGCTAAAACCAGGCGATTTTGTATTTTTTTGGCATAAGCCTTGGTACATGCTTTTTGGGCGCGCAATTCAGTGGATAACCGACGGTGCGGCACACGTTGCTGTTGTGCATCGCGTCGAAGGTGATACGATTTATTTGGCGGAATCTAAGGTGGTTGGTGGGGTTCAAATAAACCACTACACGCGATCTTATTTTTCAAATAAGAAAAAGATTGATTTTCTGGTTATGCGCCCGCCTGCCAAATTCAAATATGACGAAGCAAAAACAAACAAGCTAATTGCCTTCAAATCAGCAAAAGAACGCGATTACGGTTTTATGAATATGCTGCGTGAAGTTGAGTTTGTTGACCGACTGTTTAGGCTTTTCGGAATTAAGAGAAGCCGTGAGCAGTATTGCTCTACTTTTGCAGACGAGATTGGTGAGGTGCAGGGATTTTACGATCCAGACAATATCTATCGTTCGCCAAAAGAGCTTTATGACAAATTAATCGCGCTGGGGTGGGAATGCGTAAGTATTTAAAAGGATTGTGCAATAAGCATATTTTTGCATCTAATTTTATTTTAGGCTTGGTTGGTTTGATCGTAATTCCGTTCGCAATGCCATTGCATGATGTTGTCGAGGCAGCGGTTTACTTTATAACTCGAATCGTTGTTATGGGCGCATACATGAAATTTGTGATGGGGTTAAAACAAAAAGCCGCCTTGTGTGAGTCTTTTTGGTTTTCGATAGTTGTTTTTGGGGTTGGTTTCATAACCGTAGCTTTCGTGAACACTATTACTAATAACTTTGTCGTTGCGACTTGCATTTACACGTTTTTGAGAATAGCCTCTTACCCGTTGTGGGCTGGTAGAGAGTTTAGATAACTTATGTTTTTGGGGTGGATAGTGGCAGGCTTAACAACAACCGTAATAGCAAGCTCGTCTGCGGGGATTTTTGGGATTGCTTTTTTAGCACCAAATAGCCCGTGGTTTTTTGTGCCTGTGTGTATTGTTTGTGCAATCATTGGAACACTTTTGCATGAGTCAAAAGAAAAGCTAACTATTGGAGAAACGCTTAAGAAGGCGACTATTAGAGCTATTTTTGGGGCACTTATTGGTGCTTGTGCTACCCAATACGATTGGGTTGGATCACACTTTTCTAACGGAGAATTTATTGTTGGAGCTTTTTTTTCATTTACAATTTCTTTATACGGGAAAAAGATGTGGGAAGCCGTTGAGCAAAAGATTTTACCTAGTATTTTTGTGTTTATAAAAAATTGGTTGGAGAGAAAATAATGCTTAGCTTGCTTGTCATGATACCTTTTATTCACTCAGTGATCGCCTTGGTGACGCACTCTCACATGACAAAGCGACAAGTTCGATTCAACCCGCGTTTGACATACGAGCTTGTGTCCATTTCATGGTTATTCATCGTGCTCACAGGCGCTTATTTTAGAGCTGATCATGCGCTAATAAACACAATATTGCTTGTGTTCGTATTTTGGTTTATTAGAACCAAACAGCATAAAATAATGTGGGGGGGAATCAAAGAGTTTGTAACGTGGGCGGGAAAGTTTAAAGCAGTTTTTGGCTGCTTCATTCTATGCTCAATCCCACGTATTGCCGATGCTATCAGGGTTTTGGTTTAACTTTCAACTGGAACCCATTTTTCTACAATTTCAGTGAATTGTTTTTTCTCAACGCGAGTCAATACTTCTACCAAATCAATACCAGTATCCTCATCGCTCATAACAAATTGTTCTGTTTCCCAAAACCCGTGAAGATGTGGCTTTTCTGGTAAGTTTTCATCGTCTGCAACAACAACAGTTTTAACGAAAAAGCTGCCTCCTCTCCTATGATCTTTTTGAGACAAACAACATTCTTGTTCACGAAGCATATCAAATTCTTCATCCGTTAAGTTTCCATCACCTTTTCTAATTACATTGACTTGATTACTCATTTTTTACCTCATTAAAAAAATACCTATGAATGGCATAGATTACCAATTATGGTTTTTGTTTAATTTATAACTTTACAACTTTTGTAAAAGACCTGATTTTATCAGTGTTTTTATCAATCCACAAATTTGCATCAACTACTGATTCAAAGCCAGTTTTTAAAATAGAAACATTAAACGGCTCTCCACTTTTAAATTTATCAAATGTCAATACTATATACATATTTAAATCCTTTTTGACTCAAAATTAGGGTTTTTGTTTAACTCCTAATAAAAACACCAACTAGCCTTCTATTTAGCTTTCTGCTTTAACTCTTTTATCGCGTCTATTGTCGCATTAAGAATATCAGTATTTTTAGCCAAATCATTTTCTAATTTTTTCAGGTTGTCTTTAGCTTCTATTACAATATTTGAAAGGTAAGAAACATTTTTCTTATGAATATCAAGAAGAGCGTAAATTTTGGAGGTATGAAAAAAATATTCTTTATCCCAAAGGTTTTTATGCAAAGCCTCTTGAGGATTGTCTTCGTCATCGTTTATTTGTCTAATAAACTTAAAGCTATCTTCATTTGTTTTTGTAATCAAAAGACGACACTTCCATCCGTGATTGCAAGATTGATCTTCAACAATATACTGTTTTCCGTATTGCGTTTCATGAACCTCAACAACTAAAAACTCATGAATCCCGCCCAGTGGAACATATCTAAATAATTTGTCTTTTATTTTTAACGTCATAATCATATCCTTAAAAAAACACCAACTAACTTACGTCCAATTCGTTTTCCGCTTTCCCCATTTACCATATCAAAACTGTGTAAAAAGTCGCTAACAAACTCTTTTTTAACAAATGATCCACTAGCGATTTCAATGTGTCCATGCATTCCGCCAGAGTACACTAAAATCGAATCGGCTGGCGCATCATACTGTCTTGGATATTTATCAATCATGTTTACCCAGCCCAATTTTGGTAGGCATAACATCGCGTCAATTGCAGAGCCACCAGTTATTTTCGCGCGTTCAATACCATAACAAGCAACCATTGCATCTTTGACGTAAGCGTAGCATCGTCCAATGCTTTTTGAATGATCGCGCTTCTCTGATAAAACACGGATTTTCGCCGTTTCAAATAAACTCATTCTGCACTCCTTATTTTTTTCCATTCTGCAATAGGATCGGCAAAGCTATTCCAACCTTCATGCTCTAGGGCGGCAATTGCGCTCATTGAGTCCATGATGGTTGATCCATCAAGAAACTCAAACGAAATCACTTCGCATCCGTCTATCGGCATTGCGCCATGCTGATCGCTCAAATACCAATCTCCATAAACATTAATACGAATCATTTTGTTTAATGGCAGCTCTTTGTTTGATTTTAGAGTAATCATCTTTTCAGAAATGTATTCTTTAAACAATATCTCACAATCCGTTTTTGATGCCACAACTCCATCAATAAACCCTTCGCTTTCACAAAGTTTCATTCATCACTCCTTATTTTTTTCCATTCTGCAATAGGATCGGCAAAACTATTCCATCCTTCATGTTCTAGGGCTGCAATTGCGTTCATTGATCAATCCTTATCTTTGTGGGCACGAAGAGAGTGGTTTCGATGCTCGTTCGCAAGCATCAATAACCATGTGTGTCCCGCCAACGTTATCAAAAGCTGCTGGCGGGGTGGATTTCATGCACTCTTGATAAAGTTTTGGATCAATCGCTGTTTCTGGTTCATCTATCGCACCAGAGCAACCAGCCAAAAACACAAGCAAAACAATTATTCTAATCATTTTTACCTCTCAAATATTTTTTATCAACGCTCATGTAGCTCGATTCTCCACCATTCGCAACTTTTGCGTATTCCATGATCATCGTATGAATCGCGTCTTCTTCGTTTAATAAAGTACCGTCATCACGTTTAACTAGTCTTTCAAAAAAACCATTTGGGAAATGGGATAAAATCATTCCAACGAAATCAATCTTCACTTTTCACTCCTAAAATATCATCACAAAAATCTTTAACCTCTATTATCAAGATCAACTAGTCTTTTTTGGTTTTTTATCAGCTTTTTAATTTTTAAAACAAGGTTCATTTTTCTCTCCTTAGTTTAAATCGCCATGTTTTAAATCGCCATGTGCCATCAGGATATATTTCAATTTTACGTTTCCTACCTTTTTTTGACTTTTTAAGGTCTAAAAACATATGTTTAGTGCTATCTGGTATTTTTAGGTCAGATAAACGAGATGATGTGATTTCTATTCCCTGTTTTATGGTATCTACGTTTTTATCAATCATTTTTCACTCCTAACGCATTTTAAATTTTTTTTACCACGCAAAACATGGGTCGTCTAGACTTGTAAACCCAGCATTATTAATATTTTTAAGATCAATTTCGCATTTATCTTTGATCTGTATGTTTATCGTATCATTTGGTCTGATCCACTGTGCGCAACTCCATGTTGAATTTCTAAGTTCTTCGCGGCTCAGCTCTATTTTTTGTCTCCAAATAACTTTACCACTCTCTTCGTGCCCACAAAGCATGAAATTATCAACTTCTGTTGTAGCAAGGCATTGAAGTGACATGCGAAATAAAAATTCATCTATAATTTTAAAATACAAATCACGTGTATTGTTTATCATATATTCTCCATTGCGCATCAGTAATAACGCTCTTGAGTAACCACCTGGCAGCAAACGATATGGATATTGATTATGATTCATTTTTCACTCCTAACGCATTTTAAAAGCTGGTTATATCTAACCAACACATCCTCAGCGTGCTCACGAACGCGAACGCACTGAGTATCAATCGATTCGCTTTGATCGATGTTAAGCGGCTCAATATCCTGCGCTATCGTTGCGCATCGAATCGATGTTTGATCGATACTTGATTGCTTTGTTGTTGTGCAAGATGCTAACAAAATAAACGGCGCAATAAAAAACACTCTCATCTTAAAAATTCCCCCAAGCACATTGCAAGCAAACCAAACCTTGCTCTCTCCACATATCAACGACGCGCTGCCTATCATCTATGCAAAACAACACATCATAAAATGGCTCAATATGCTGTTCGTAAATTTCCTTTTTTACAATCGCATCATTTCTAAAATCACCGTCTTTTCTCATAAATAACCCAGAGTAAAGAACATCATGTTTTAAAAGCCATTCTTCTGTTGCCTCTCTATATCTTTCAGGGCGACCGCTAACAAGAATAACATCCATACATTGAACAGCTTTCCCGGAATTGAATCGCCATAAAATATCGTAGCACCAGGTATTTATTGGATCATTCGGTATTCCAGCATAAAAAGACCTCCAATCCTTTGGCTTTTGCTCCATAAAATGTTTTCTATGGTCTGTGTTGCATAACGTTCCGTCAAGATCACAGATTATAATTTTTTCTTTATTCAATTTTTTGCCCATAATAAAAACCTTCGCAACTAACCTGTATATTGGACTTATTATAGCATTTATTATCAATCACCTCAACCGTAGTTTCTTTTGTTTGGCATAAAGCTCGACGCATTGTTCTTTCGCACTGCAAAACCAAGTCTTCACCCTCTTCATCGCTTAATGGATTCGCTGCTTTTGCGCATTCAACAACATATTTTGCGAAAACCTCTTCTTTGCCTGAACAATCATTTTCAATCTTAAATAAGATTGTTGGCGAAGAATCTTGTTCACACCCAACTAAAAGAAATAAAAAAATAAGACTAAATATATTTATCATTGTTTTATGTTTCTTAATTTGTTTCATTTGCTTCCACCTCTCTAACTAAACGTGCACGAATGCTAATAAATTCAACGTTATCATCAAAGTCATGGAAATTTAAAAAACCGATGTAACGCGCTTTTCTTGCCGTCTTCGCTTTGATTCTTGACGGCACACTAGAATGATGTACCCCATCATCAAAAACCAAGTCTTTAATCCAAACATCATATTCATTCATTTACATTCCCCACCAGTCGCTTCCTCATAATCGACATCAACATAAATTTCTACGTAAGTAAAAAATATTAACTTGCGTACGAAGACTGTAATATCATTATATTCATAATAGTTATTTTTAATAAAGCTTTCTACCTTTTTTTTAATAAAATAACCTTTTTTTCTGTCTTTCCCAAAAATAAAAACTGAATGTTTGAAACTTAAAACCATTTTTACTCCTTAAAAAATTATTTACACCCACCGCCAGTCGCTTCCGCATAATCACAAATCCCCTGCATAATCACCTGCTCTGCATCGGTTGGGCGATCACACTTATATGTGCCTTTTAAAGCATCGTAATGCTTATTTAAAACCGCGTTTTTAGCGTTTAAAACAGCCAGCTTTTGGCTTAGATCATACTGATTCAATATCGCTTCTTTTTGGGATTCTATTAGCTCTGCTTTTGAGTTGTTTGCGTTGTTTAACTCCACTCTCAGCTCAAGATACTTTTGCTCAAAATCGTTTGCGCGCTTTATCGTTGTGACTAAAAATGAGATTGAAAATAACGCACAAAAAATAATCAGATGTTTTTTAAACTTGCTCATTTTTAATCCTTTAATTGAACACAAACTTCACCATCGCAAACAACTGGATAATTGATTGGATTTGCTGGTACCAGCGCATTTGATGCTGGCTGGTTAATCACCTGATCTTGATAACTAGGGTCTCCGCAGGCTGTTAAAACAAGCGCTAAAAATAAAAACTTAATCATTTTGACTCTCCTTAATCTAACCAAGACTCTCTAACCCAAGCGTATGGATTTTCTTCAGCTAAAAGCTCCAATGTATATCTAGCTACATCATTCCATTCGTTCTCTGAATATGATAAATCTAGTTTTGATGTTTTGTATCTAACATCATATTCAAGACCAGTTTCTTCTGCATTTGTATCACCATAAGGATAAGATTCACATGTTTTTTTAACACCAAGTAAAAATGGGTACTGTTGAAAAAATATAAAATTAACGTTAGAAAAATATATTCTTGTTGGATATTCAGAGCTATCTATATCAGCATCAAAATTTAAAGAATCAACGCAAAACGGTATTCCTGGATATTTTGTAGCCAGCACCATAGCTTTTGATAAGAAAACCTGCCTCATTCCTTCCATTTTTATTCCTTTCATTCAATCTCAATTATTTGCCAACCTTTTGTTGCTGACTCAACATCTTCTTTGTTAATCCAGCCGCAAGCAGTATGGTTTCCTATGCTACCATCTTCATTAAGTGAAACAATATCACCAACTAAAAACTCTTTTTTCTTACTTGATTTTACAACTTTGTATTTTTTGTTAGTTTCCATTTTAATCTATTTCAAAATAATTAAAGTAAAACATTATACCATATTCCCGACATCAGGAATATGGTTATCATTGTTTTAAAATGGAATATCATCGTCTAAACCACTCGTATCAACTCCTTTTTTATTCACGGAAACTGACCTCTGGGCAGGTTGTGAGGCAGCATTGTTTTCAGCGCTGTTATTTTCTTTGCTATCTAACATTTGCATTTGATCAGCAACAATCTCTGTAGTATAGCGATCTTGACCAGACTTATCTTGCCACTTTCTAGTCTTTAGCTTACCCTCAAGATAAACTTTCGAGCCTTTTTTGAGATATTTTCCAGCTATCTCTGCTAGTTGTTTATAGATAACAATTCTATGCCATTCTGTTGCGTCTTTATTTTCACCAGTTGCTTTATCTTTCCATCGTTCTGTTGTAGCCAATGAAAAATTAGCCACAGCATCGCCGTTTGGCATATATTTAACCTCAGGCGCATCACCCAAATTACCAATTAAAATTACTTTATTTACTGCCATTTTTTCCACTCCTTAATTAAAACCAACCACACAAATATCTTTTTGCAATTAAATGAACCTCATCGCCAGTTTCTTTAGCATCAAAAATAGCGCATTTATCGCCTTCTGAAGCCTCTGAAACATAAACAATTTTACTTCCATCCATAGGAAAAAGACTTCCTTTATATCCATAAAGTTGTTTTCCAATTACATATTGGCATTGCTCTAAAAGATTGCCTACAGTTACATGCTTTTCAGTTTTTGATATGTCTATTGATAAGTTTTCATACCCACCTCTAAATGATACAAAACACGAAAAACATTCATCAACATGTCCGCTTTGATAAACAAAACTTCGATCTAATACATTTGGATAAGCAACAGAACCATCACTATAAACTATTTTAACTTTCTTGTCTTTATCTAATGACGCAAGTTTGCCAATTAACTCATATAAACGCAATGGCTCTACGTCATATTGATCTATCCTATCAAGCGCTCTCCATTGTTCTTCATTCATCATTTTCTCCTATTGGCATCAAGCTAGATTCCTGCTCTTTTGTTAAGAAAAAACCATCTTCTGCTAAATCTTTTTTAAATTTATCGACATCACACGTCCCATTTGAAAAATAAAACTCGCTTTTTAAATTAAATAGATCATCGCTTAGTGGTATCAATTCTTTTTTTACCAAAATACTGTTTATTTCATCGATTTGTTCTTTACTTAAATCCGCATCAGACAAATCAGCCCTAGAAAAATCCGCATCTGACAAATCAGCACCAGACAAATCAGCACCAGACAAATCAGCATCAGACAAATCAGCACCAGACAGACCTGCTTTAGATAAATTCGCTTTAGACAGATTCGCTTTAGACAGCTTTGCTTTATACAGATACGCACCAGACAAATCCGCCTTACTTAAATCCGCACAACACAAATCCGCCTTACTTAAATCCGCACAACACAAATCCGCCTTACTTAAATTCGCACCAGACAAATCCGCACCATACAAATTCGCACCAGATAAATTCGCACCAGACAAATTAGCATATGACAAATCAGCACCACACAGACTTGCTTTAGATAAATTCGCTTTAGACAGATTCGCTTTAGACAGCTTTGCTTTATACAGATACGCACCAGACAAATCAGCACCACGTAAATCAGCATATGACAAATCAGCACCACACAGACTTGCTTTAGATAAATTCGCTTTAGACAGATTCGCTTTAGACAGCTTTGCTTTATACAGATACGCACCAGACAAATCAGCACCACGTAAATCAGCATCTGACAAATATGCACCACACAGATTTGCTTTAGATAAAGATATTTTTTGCTTAACCGCCTCTTCTACTGTTAGTTTTATAGTATTGTTTTTACACTCAAATGAATATATGCTACTTCCTGTATACAAATTTTTGATTTCTAACGAAATCACATTATTAACAGCCATTTTTTTATCCTTTCATTTCAAATTCTTCTATCGCAGCTTGTGCCGCTGCGAGAGTGTCTTTATGTCTAGCCAAGTCTTGCTCTAGGCGCTCAACCTCTTTTTTTGCTTTGTATAACTTTTCAGAAAAATAAGAAACGTTAATTTCTGCAACATCCAAAAGACAATAACGCCTGGATGTGTGAAAAAAAAATTCACGATCACTGTTCTGATGCCAGCGTTCCTGGCTATTTTCCTCGTCATCGTTAATTTGTCTTATGAACTTAAATTTGTTTCCATTGGTTGGTGCAATCAAAAGCTGACAATTCCAGTCGTGTTTGCAGGTTTGATCCTCAACAACGTACTGTTTGCCGTTCTTGGTGTCATGGACTTCAATAACTACAACTTCATGAATGCCTGACCTGCCGATGACGGCGCTATCGACATATCTCCACAGCTTATCGCCAATTTTTAAATCAATCATTTTTTTCCTCCCTAAAATCACCTGTAAAAAACCATTCCTCTTCTTGATCTTGCCACTGTCTTTGATCTTCTTCCATTTTTATCTCCTATTTAATTAAAATCTTCTGTGTCTCTTTTAAATAAACACCATCTATAGCCATACCTGATTCCAAAGCTGCTTTTAATTTTGTTTTTGATGGCTCAGGTGGTTTTGGGTCATTTAAATATTCAGTTGGTATTACAGCGTCATCCTCAATAATAACACTTTTTGATATACCAGACAAAGACGCGTAAAAAGAACCATCAGTAGCTTCTATTTTTTTTGTCTGGTTTTGAATCATAATTGATTTTAGATAATCTTTTAAAGAATCAATTTTGTTGATTTTAACCTCTTTTTTTGCCTGTAAGTCTTTTATTGTATTGCTTAAATTATCAACAATAATTTGTTGATTTTTAATATAAGCAACTACAGCACGCATTTTTTCATGAAGCTCCGCTTTAGCCGCATTGAACCCTTCAATATCAATCTCACCTGTTTCTTGGTCAATAAAACGCTCTAAATTAACTAGTTCTAATGCTTTGTATAAATTCATAATATTTTCATCCTTAATGGTTGCTAAAATCAAGCAAATTCATCTCCCATCTTGTTATTACAGATGGCAATAGATTTGCATATAATCTTCTTTTTTTAACCTCATCATCTTTTTCTTTTTTTTCCATATTGAACTTAAATGTTGGCAATATATCTCTTTCTATTTTTCTAATAAAATCCGTATATTCTCTCAATAATGAAACAACATCATTGTCTAAATTATTGTACCATGAAAGCTCAAGTTTTTCGTATTTATTAACAACGACATGATGTGCATCAACAATTCTTATTGAAAATAAATTATAAACAAATCGTTTTAGACCAGTAATCCACAAATAAGCTCTCCATTGATATGAGTTAAGATATCTTTCAATATCAACCTTGCTTGTAAATTTTAGGTCGTGTACGGTTGTTGCGGATATAGCATCAACCTTACCTACCAAAAACATATCATCTAAACTCCTTTTAAATGAGACCTCCCTTTTTTCTGGCAGGCTAATTGTTTCATCAATATACCAAAAAACAGTAACATCATTAACACCATCGTCATTCACAGTAGAGTCTTCTGGTAATTCTGAAAATCCAGCCTCTTCTATCATTTTGTGTAATATTGATCCAATTCTCATTGCATCAGTTTGTTTTTTTTCCCCATAAAGTTTGTTGATGTACATATCTAAAGTATATTCACAAACACCATCTTCTTCAGGTATATAAATCTCTCCTTTTTTGAAGGCTATAAACTCATCAAGCAAAGATGCTGAAAATGGATTTCTTAATTTCATTTTTGCTCCACATGTAATTCGCTTTGCTTCTCCTCAAAAGCATTTTTATCTTTATTGTAAGAGAAGCCAAGCTCTTTTGTTCTATCTAAAAAAGCTCTTTTAATAACAATTCCTTTTGATGAAAAATACGACAACTTGTTATTAGCATCATCAATTGTTAATATTTTTGATATTTCAGCAATATCATTATTAAATTCTTTTTCTGCCGCGATTTGAGCTTCTGTCATTTCATTCATTTTTAATTTTGCTTCAGATATTATTGATGCAAACCATGATTGATCTGTCTTCCAATCTGGTATTTGTAGCATAGGGAAATTAACACAATTTTTTCCTGTATATCTATCAGTTGGGTTAAAATCAATCGTTCTTTTTCCGTTTTTTATACAAACATATCCAATAAAATCAGACAATCTGATTATTTCTGACTTTGTTGCGCCTGGCACATCAATTCTCATTGTCGTGTCGTCACCGTCTTTCTCCTCCTTCGCATGGGCAATAAGAATAATGTCTTTTCCAAAAGACCTTATTTTTGATAGCCACTGAGAAAAAGCAGTTTTAAGTGCGCCATATCCTTGTAGTGTTAGCTCACCAGTGCTTCTCATTAATTTTGGGTTTGAGCTTGATAGTGATATTGCACACATTTCAAGTGCTCTTGCTACAGTATCTATAACTATAGTGTCGTACCCATCAAAATCTGACTGAGATAGTCCTGAAACATCACTCCATGAATCTGGTATTACCGTATCCTTTCTTCCTATAGACCTTTGAGCACCTCTATCAAAATCAAACATTAATGGGCGACTTGCAGAAAATGCTATAGATGACTTCCCAGAACCAGGGTCTCCAAAAATCTGAAAAATCAGGTTTTTTACTTCTATTTTATCTGCCGCTCTTACAATTTTTAAAGCCATTTTTATCTCCTAAGTATTAAAAAATCACATATTAGCATAATTTACATATTTTTTGTAATTGCCGCAAGTATTCTTTTGTTTGATTCATCGGCACTGTTTTTAACCCCAATTTTACGACTTTTTGTTTTCCATCAATCTCTTGACGAGCTGTCTCTGTTTTTGCTCTACACGCCACAATAACGTGCATTTTTGAAGAAACAATAGCTTCTAAAAACGCATTGTGTCTTGGTGTTATTTCTTTCCAAGCCCTCCATGTATCACCCTTATTAATTTATTTTGTCGTATAATGCAAGCCTTGTTTGTTTTAGGAGAAAAAACATGAGATGTTATGACGAAAATGATGCTATCAAATACTCTTCAATCAATGCCGCTGTTTTACTTTGGCACATAAGGTTCTGGGTAGCAAAAAATAAAGCGAATGAAAAACATTTTTATGATGGTAGATATTGGACATATAACAGCGTAAAAGCATTCTCTGAGCTTTTTCCTGAGTTTACAAAAAGCCAAATATCTATTGCTTTAAAAAAACTTGAGGATTGCGGTGCGATAGTAACTGGAAACTATAACTCATCCCCTTATGATAGAACAAAGTGGTATGCTTTAGCCGATGAAAACGATTTAACGAAAAACGAAAATGGAAATAAAAGTGATGAAAAATCTACTAATAAAGTAACAGATATAAAACCAAATATAAAAACAGATATAGACATACACCAAGGTGATGTTGATGATGAAACATGGGGTAAATTTAAAACTCAAATGAAATCAAGAAAAAAGAAAATTACACAAGATTGGGTTGATGATGTAAAAAGAGAAGCGGATATTGCAGAAAAAGATGGTACACTTAACGCCTTTTTAATTGAAAAGGGAATTGAAATTGGATCGAAAACTCCTTTTTATAAGGCTATTATTGTTTGTGTAAGAAAGCAATGGCTTAGTTTTCAAGCTGATTATCTTAATAATCAGTCATACAAAAAGCCAGTTGAAACAGAATCAAATAGGCATCACAATAAGGATCGTTTTGGCGATCTAAGTAGGTTTTATTATCAACAAAGAGGTGGTGAATAAATGTTTAGGACTGAAAAAAAAGATGCAGTATGTGAAAAACATGGCACTTTTGTGCAAGACGTTTTATTTATTTTAAACAAGCCAAGATATAGGATGTGCCCAAAATGTGTCGAAGAGGAAAAAATAGCTGAGGAGGAAAAAAGAATAAAAAAAGAAAAGCAAGAAAAACAAAGAGAAATCGAGAGACTTTTATCTGTTTCTGGCATACCTGAGATTTTTAAAGACGCTAGTTTTAAAAAATATGAAACAAATGAAAAAAACATAGAAATAGTAGAGTTTGCAAAAAAATACGTTGTTGATTTTAAAAGCAACAATGGTGAGTCAATTGTTTTTCATGGTGAAACTGGTGTTGGTAAAAGTATGTTATCATGTGTTATTGCAAACAATTTAATTGCAAGGTGCAATACTGTTCTTTTTATAACTCTATCTGATATTTTTAAGCAGATAAAAGAAACATGGAAAAAAAATAGCGAATTAAGCGAGTCTGACGTAATAAATTCATTTTTATCTGTTGATTTGTTGATTATTGATGAGGTTGGGTTAAAGCAGTTAAGAGAAAACGATGATGCTTTGCTTTTTGATGTGATTGATGGTAGAATATTAAAAAGAAAGCCGTTTATAATAACAACAAATAAATCACCAGACTTGCTTTTTAAATTTGTTGGTGATAGAATAGCGTCAAGAATAATAGGCGTATGTAAAGGGCGTATTATTGGTTTTGATGGTGTATCTGATTATAGGATTAATGGAGAATAATATGCCAAATATGACTTACTGCATGTTTCAAAATGTTTTAGAAGATTATGAACAGGCTTATGAACATTTAAAAGATGTTGGTATTGATGGTTTATCGAAAATAGAGAGAGAAAAAGTATTGGAGCTTATTAGATTGTCTAAAGATTTTGTTGATGAATTTGATGTTGTTTGATTTTTTAACTTAGGAGATAAATATGAAAAAGAAAGATATTTTAAAGGCTGTTAAAGATGAGCTTTTTGAATCTAGAAGCACCGATCTTTCACTAAAAGATATCAAGAGTGTTCTTGAGATATATTTTGAATTTTTACTTGAGGACTCTGTCCATTGTGGTGAGCAATTTAAAACACCAATTGGTACGTTCTTTAAAAAAGAATTAAAGCCAAGAAAAGGAAAAACACCAGAAGGAAAAGATTTTAGTGTTGGGGAGCGCACTAAGCTATCTTTTAGGCAAAATAAACAATCGAAGGCTTGGATTGAATTGAAAAAACTTAATGTAACTTTCTAGTTAATTTTATCTCCATCGTATAATGGATAATACAGCACTCTTCTAAAGTGCGGATGAAGGTTCGACTCATTCTGGAGATGTTTTTTTTATAAAAAATAATTTTGGAGTTATATGTTAAAGTTAAATGGGGTTGAGATATGCCCCACAATTTTTAGTGATAACACATCACAGATATGGAAAATTCATGAGAGTTTGTTTGAAACAGCTTCTGAAATAGAATGGATTTTTGGTGGAGACCAAGAGGTTTTTCATCTGTTTCAGTTGGCTATTCTTTGTAGGTCAAAAGGTGTTAAAAGTTTAAATCTTTTGACTAAATATTTGCCTTATGCTAGGCAGGATAAGCCTATTTCAAATGAAAGTACATTTGCATTACATGTTTTTTCAAAAATAATCAATCAAATAAATTTTGATTCGATTTTTTGTTATGATCCACATTCTGACATTGCAAAAAAGCTAATTAATAATTTATTTTGTATTGATGTGGGAAGTCATGTTTATAGATTTTTTACAGAAAACAATTATGATGTTGTTTTGTACCCAGACTTAGGAGCAAAAACAAGATATTCTGAGCTTTATGGGCTTCCATATATTTACGCAGACAAAAAGCGAGATCAGCTTACTGGCAATATTGAAGGTCTTGATGTTATTGGTGATTGCGATGGTAAGACTGTTCTTATTGTTGATGATATATGTGATGGAGGAGGCACGTTTATAATTGCTGCAAAGGAGCTTTATGATAAAGGAGCTATTGATGTTGGTCTTTTTGTTTCTCATGGCATTTTTTCAAAAGGAAAAGAGGTTTTATATAACGCAGGAATAAACAAAGTTTTTAGTTTAAATAATTTAGGAGATAAAAATGCTTAAGCTTTTGCCGCTTATTTGTTGTGATGGATATAAACTTGAACATAGAAAGCAGTATCCAGAATCAACAGAAATTATTTATTCAACATGGACTCCAAGATTTTCTAAAAAAGAAGGGTTTGATGATGTTGTTGTATTTGGGATTCAATACGCAATAAAAAAGGTTCATGATTATTTTGACGAGTATTTTTTTAAAAAAAATATAGATGATATTTTAAAAGAATACGCTTCAATAATGGAGTGTTATGGGGTTTATGAAATAGAAACTGATCATATCAGGAATCTTCATAAGATTGGTTTTTTACCAATAAAAATATCATCCGTTTATGAGGGTGCTGTTGTAAAGTTTAAAACACCAGTTGTTACAATAGAAAATACATTAGATGAGTTTTTTTGGATAACAAATTTTTTAGAAACTTTTTTAAGCTGTGAACTCTGGCCAGCATCAACAGCCGCAACAATAGCGCTTAAGTACAAAAAAATATTAAAGAAATACGCAAAAAAAACATCCTCATGCGAAGGTTTTGTCGATATTCAAGCCCATGATTTTTCAATGAGAGGGCTTGAAGGAATTGAGGCTACTATTGGAATTGGGCTTGGTCATTTATCTTCATTTAAAGGAACTGATACAATAACAGCAATTCAAGGCGCTATGTATTATTACAATCAAAAAGGTTTTATTGCTGGAACTGTCCCTGCAACAGAACATTCTATTCAGTCTTCATACGGAGACGATTTAAAATATTTCAAAAAAATGTTGGATATATACAAAAAAGGAATAGTGTCTATCGTATCTGACGGGTATGATTATTTTAATGTTTTGACTAATGTGTTGCCAAAAATAAGGAAAGAGATTCTTTCAAGGGATGGTAAGGTGGTTATACGACCAGACAGTGGAGACCCAGTTAAAATAATATGCGGAGACAAAGACGGAAAAACAATAGAAGAGCAAAAAGGTTCTATTGAAATTTTGTATGAAATTTTTGGAGGATTTATCAATGAAAAGGGATATAAAGAGCTTGATCCTCATATAGGTTTAATATATGGCGACTCAATTACTTTGAACAGGTGTGAAGAAATTTGCCAAAAACTTGCTGAAAAAGGTTTTGCATCAACAAATGTTGTTTTTGGTGTTGGTAGTTATAGCTATCAGTATAATACTAGGGACAGTTTCGGTTTCGCATTAAAATCAACTGCCAACTCTGTTAGCGGAAAAGAGTTTGCTTTATTTAAAGACCCAAAAACAGACGATGGCATGAAAAAATCTCAAAAAGGTAGGGTTTTTGTTGATGCTGATTTTTCTTGGTCTGACGGCTATACAAGTAAAAATATGCCAGAAAATAATATGTTAAAGCCAATTTATATTGACGGTAAATTTTTGATTGAAACAAGCCTAGAGGATGTTAGAAAAAGACTAGATAAGATAGCTTAAAAAATAGCGCCGTTAGCTCAGTTGGTTAGAGCAGAGGACTCATAATCCTTTGGTCACAGGTTCGAGTCCTGTACGGCGCATAATCTTTATTTTTAAATAAACGAAGGAAATAAAATGAATGTCTTGATTAAAGCGAGTGATCTACCAAAATCTGATATTGAAATTGATAAATTAAAAAATGTGCTATCTTACTTGAATAAAAGTATTCTTGAAGAGAATAACAAAGGATTTAAATCTTTAAAAACTCACGGTAAAAATGGTGAATTTGGAGGTGATGAGCTTTATTGCCACATAACACCTTTTGTAAAATCTGTTATTGATGAGCTTAAAGAAGCTGGATATAAGGCTGAAATTAGTTCTAATAACGCTTCTGGCATCCATCTTTTAATTAAATGGTAATATGTTTTACGCCTGTATCATAAAAACAACACTTGACACAATAAGGTTTTTTTGTTATTATTTATTTTAAATAATCATTAGCGATACAAAAAATAGATTTTTGTAAAGTTGCCGATAAAAGCATATATATTGTATATATGCCAAAAGCCATGACTGATTGTTATGTAATGATTGCTCTTTTTTCTTAGCGTAGGCTAGTTTGGTTAAGTCACTCCGTTTGGGGCGGAGATATCGTAGGTTCAAATCCTACCGCTAAGACCATTTTTTTAAGCGTATATCAGTGGTAGATAATATGGCAGAGCCTAAATAATGGAATTTTATAACTGAAATAAATATCCTTTCAGCTCTTTTTAGGATTTCGCGATAAGGTCGATGGTTCAAATCCATTCGCTTAAAAATCAATACCCAGTTTTTATGGCTGGGTATTTTTTTTCTTTATTTTTTGGAGCTTTTATGTTTTTAGCTAATTTAGTTTTCTTTTTAATTTGTTTGTATTTTGGTAAAAAAATAAGTGATAGGTTAGATAGATGATATTCTATGGGCGTTTATTGATAAAACAGCCATTGCAGAATCTCTCTCGTGTGGATTAGACTGTTTAGACCATCCTGTTATTTGATTAAAGGCTTTAGAATCGATTTTAGAGCCTTTTTTCTTTGCTGATACACCAAAATGCTCAATCTTGTTTTTAATGGCGTATTCCTCTATTAAGTGGCTCCAAGCATCAATTGTTCCAACTTTTCTTGCTATACTCATAGCTGCTGCTTTTGATTGTGTTCCTACAGCATTGTACATAAAGCCAATTTTTCTACTATCCTCAAAAACAATTATATCTGGCTTTTCTTTAGGTAAAAGAATAACCACCAAATCCAATGGATTAGTGGTTTGAAGATCAACTAGCTTTCCGTTTATGAAAATTGAAACACCAGTTTTTAAACCAGGGTCTATTCCTATTGTTCTGATTTTTTTTCTCCAATAATTTTTATTGTATCTATTTGATCATGGCTTTCGTTATGAACATCAATCAAACCTTTTGAGAAAATATAATCAACTACAATCACATCGCCTTTTTTACCATAATAGCAATCTTCTTTTAAGGTCAATTTCTCTTGGAAACAAAATGTACCAAGAGCAATAATTGTCCATTCAGTAATCTCAGCCTCTATTCCCAAGTATGTTTTAGCAGTTTCTGATATAGCAATTTCTTCACACATTTTCATTTCCTTCCTTTGGTACAATAAACGTAACTTTTGTTGTTCTAATATTAACAGCAACATATAAGTATGTCAAGCCAATTCCAATGTGAGCAACGATATAACCAATAGGCGATTGCATAAATACACCGCCAATAGCATATCCTAAAGACGTTCCAAAGAAAAAACAATCGTTAAAATTTATTTTTTCACTAATTTTTTTAAAAATATTCTTCATTTAAATCCTCATCAATAAAACAAGTAGTATCAATAGATTCTGCAACTCTTGATTTTTCAACCATAAGATACATTAATTTTTTAAACTCTTTAAAATTTTTTGGCATAATGCTTGTCCTAGCGCCTGTAGATACAGAAAATCTATCAAATTTTTTTTTAGAATATCCACATAAAATCAAACTTTCAGGTATCCACAAGCAACACCTAAATCGCCTATTTTTAAAATAAAATTCACTGTGAAACTTTTTCTTTCCCATATCAGATTGATATAGGTCTTTAATATGAAGTCTTTCGCACCAATTGTTCCACTGTTTTGGCTTTTTTGTTACGTCTTTGTATTTAACCATTTAAACCTCACTAAAATTAATTATTGGAATGGCTGCATATTCACCACTAAGATAGTCATCCTGAATAATCAATTGTTGGAACCGCGCCTACTTCAAAATCTGCCTTTAAATGTGTGTCGATTGCCTCTTGATGTTGCGTAACCCAATTTTTATTTACTCTCAAATCAAAACGCGTTTCTTCACTAAAAGATAAAAAGTTAGCCACTGAAAATTCAAGTAACATATTAAACTCCATTAAAATCAACGTGCTTTATTTTTGTAAATGTGTTTTATACATTTCAGAAAAAAGACTTAATAAATCACTTTCTAAGTATTCCATATCAGTAAATTTTTCAATATAGAACTCCTCTTTTTCTTTTATAAAAGCCACAATCTCTTTTTCTTCAAACAAATCCAAAATCATTGTTTGAATGTTTGTTTGTTGTGCTTTAACACCCAGATTAAAAAATATATAAATACTAGCCGCGTCAAAAACAAACGTAGCGCGGTTTTTGCTATCCATCAAGTGCTTGTTCCACAAAAAACCATGTATAATTGCGTTTAACTCAACAAGTCTTCTTTTTTGTAAATCAATTAGATTCGCTTGTATCGTTGAAAATTCATCAACAGCTTTTTTAAGCGCTGTTGCGTTATTTCTTTGTCTAAAATAACAAGCAATAAGAGTTAAAATCTCACCTTCAAAATCTTTCCCTGCACGTATTTTTTCCAGTATTGTTTCAGCAACAGATATAACAACCATAACATATTTAAAGTCATAATTTTTCTGTTTCATATTTTCCCCTTCAATAAAAGTTGTGATTACCAATCTTTTTTAGCATTTTCATCTTTTTAAAAGATGCTGTTTTTACTGCTATTTTTTCGTTCATAAAATATCTTGCAGCAATTTTTGTTTTGTTTTGCCTATCAACGATAATAGCTATTTTAACACAATCAGATAATTTTCTAAAATCGTTTTTTGTTTTTATGTTCTTTTTCAACCAATCTTTTTTGTTTAGTGTTTGATATGAAAATTGATGTTTTTTTCTTACCACATCGCAATAGGTTTTTCCATAGAATTTAGGGTTTGTTTTTACTCTGTTTTTTACTACATAAGCAACAGCAAACTTGCCTTCATCTGGCTCTGATATTGATTCAAAAACAACAGCCTCTGCTAAACAATAGACCTGCTCATCATAATAACCAAGTTGCTTTATAAGCTCGCTTTTTATTACGTTTGATTTTGCAGTAAAACAAAGTAAAAGCAAAGTCAAAAAAATGTATTTTTTATTCATCATTCAACCATTAACTACAAACCTAAACGCAACATAACTGCAATCTTGCAAATGCGCATTTTCCAAAAATCCATCTATAACATGTCTAGCGTGGTTTATTGTTTCTATCGCATCCTCAATTACATTGTTACCTATCGCTGCAAAAATCATTGCATCAATCTCATAAATTGTTGGATGTGTGCATGATATTGCAAACCAACCATCCGTTTCGTTTGCGTATTTTACTTCAAACATGCTTATCACCAATTGTATCTTCAAGTAATCTGTCATAAGCGTATAGAACTGTTGTTCTTTTTGGTAGCATTTTTTCTTTTGTTGTTAAAGCTGATGCTTTAATTAAATAAAAGCTGGAATACGGATGATTTTTAATCCAAAAAACAACTCCACCTAAACTTGCAGTAGAATTATCAATCTTTTTAAATTTATGTTTTTTTAATAAATCTAATAATTTTTCATCATTAACTTCTGATGTTTGATAACTTCTTGCCCAACATGATGGCGTAATTAAAACTTTCATTAAATATTTAAAATACGTAGATTTTTTCATTTTACATTCCTTTCATAATCAAAAACTTATTATACCATTTTTCATAAGTTGTGAACAGCGGAGGGCGCTTTGATCTTATTTTTTGCGCCAATTCCCATATTGATTCTATCCTAAGAGTAGGATCAATTTTCTGCAAACAATTCCTTATATATTTTGCCTCATCGCCCCATATTTTCTTTTCGTCTAACCCTTTAAAAAGCAATAGCCAGTCATTTTTAGTCGATCTTAAAACTGGCTTATGTGTTTTTCTTTTCATTTTTCTACTGTAATCTGTTCTTGTTGTTGGTTTTCTACGTTTTGGGTTATATAAGTATCTATTAAAATATACCCTGCGCCTAACCTTACTATAATCAGTTGGATAACCCATGTCATAACAATGTCGGCAAACGCCAGACCGATAGTGTTTTCTATCAGCGTGATGTGGTAAGCAGTTTGACACTAATCTATTGCCATTGTCATCACAGACAAAATCGTCTTTAAAATACCTTTTTCTAATAAAAGACTTACCGCCATTATCGATAAAAAAATTCAATATTTTGTCGTAGTGTTCTTTTTTTATAAGACCATTTTTTAGGTTCTCAATAACCGCCTTACCCCGCCTTATTCCAACCGTGTTTAGCGATTGAGATAAAGCGTGATCAATAGGCTGGTTAAGCTCTTTGTCAGATATTTGCCTGATAAAATCAATATCTAACTGATCAATTTTTATCATAAAAACCTAGAAACATTAAAAACAAAACCATCCTCATGTTTTTTATTTTCTCTTTGCAACAGCTTTTCAAAAACATTGTTTTTTTGAATTGTAGCGCAAAACTCATCTCTTCTTTTTTCTTTTTTGCTTTTAAATAAAATCAAGTTTTTCATAACACCTCCAAAAAAATATCTTGTTTTAAAAATTCAACAAAAGTGGTTTTTTTGCGCTTTCTGTTAAATTTATCTAGCTTTTCTTGATAATCATAATCAAACCCAGAAATATAAAAACCATTTTTTAAAACGGAGATCATCTCAGGTTGAAAGCCATCCTCTTTTGCTTTCTCAAAATTAGCTTCAAAATCAGAATCAAAAACAATATATTGATTTTCCCCTTCCTTGTTGCTTCCCTGTAAAAACCAAAACTGTTTTATTTTAAAATTTCTTAGCTCAACATGCCTTTTTATAAAATTTTCATTCATTCTTTGATCCAATCTTTTAATATTTTAATATTATTGCCTTCTAAAACAAATATTGCAGCATCTTGCAGCTCATATCTTGAGAGCATATCAACAATACTCTCATCATCTTTTTTTTCACATATTCTACAGTTTAAGAAGCGACTGCCGTCATCATTAATTTTAGAATAAATAACTACGTATTTTTTTTGGTTTTTTACCTGTTTTTTTTGTTTTTTTAACAAGTCTTCGGCTGCGAGGTATTTTAAAAAATTAACAAAATTGGATTTATTTAACCCATTGGCTAGAATAGATACCTCAGCAAAGCGATTAATATGTCTAACTCCTGGTTTTTCGCCCTCTGCAATTGACAACAGCCTACATAAACTTTCAATGTTGTTTATTTTCGATGAATCCCACATTTTAACCCCCTAAATCTTCTTTGCATGTTTATTGATATAATCCTGAAGAGGATACATATAATGCGCCAGCGTTGCATATTCATCTATCTTTTCTACACAGCTTATTCGCCAAACTCCGTCTTTTGTATATATAAAGTTATAATCAGCAAGACCGTTTTGCGCCAAAGCCATGGCATACCCAGTAATGCTATTGTATGTTGTTTTTTTATACGCCTCAAAACAACGTGTTTCTAAAAAAGAACCATAAAAAACACTAGCTTTCTTTAAAATATAATCGATAAAACTATTCAATCTAAAAAACTCATCTTTAATAAGCTCCACAGACCCATTTTGGTTTTCCACAGCTATTGAAACTTTAATCATTTTTTAAACCCCTAAAATATTATCATGATGCCCATTTAATACAAAAAATATGTGGGCACAATAAACACCAATTTTTTCTAATTCGCTTTGAATTTCTTCAATGCTTTTTGCACTTATTTTTTTATAACCTGGAACACTAAATGATGTGCCACTTATTCTTGTGTGTGATATAGTATAAAAAACCGTAAAATCTCCCATTTCTTCCATTTTAAACCTCACTTTTTAAAAAAAACAACTAGAATTGCCACAACGCAAAGAATCGATATCGCGTTAAGCAAAAAAAAATCTATTTTATCAATTTTCGGCGGTTTTGGCAAACCAATGCCTTGCTTTATAAAATCGCGTTTAATATGCCTGTTCATTTTATTCCCCTATTAAAAAACATCATTACATGAAAAAGCCGCTTCTATTTTTTTTATGTTGTCAATACATTTTTCAATTTTTTCTCTGTTAAATTTTACAGTAAAATCGCGCAGATATAAACTACCACTTACCAACCACTCGTCATTTTCGTATAAATAATTCCATTGTTGATCTGCGACATCCGTGTAAAAATCGCTTTTTAAATTTTCTGGTATATCTGTCCAGTAATTATCAATTGACAAATCCCTTTTTGCAAACCTGGTAAAACCATTATTCCTTAGCTTTTCTCTGTAATTGTCGCCATTGTTTTTTTTGAATTTTGGAAAATCCAATCCACCATCAAAAGCATCACCGATTTTTTTATCTAAAAAATACACACATCCGCGCTCTATTAATGCCTCTACTTTTTCTTTTTCCTTGTAAAACTCATTTAAAACTCGCCCTGTGTGTTCTGGATACCCGTCGCAGGCTACAAATATAGACTCATAAAGCCCATAATTATTTTTTATTGCTATCGTCGCTTTTGTGCTCATTTTTCTATCCTTTCAAAATTTTCCTCATCTAAAAACCTAGGTGCCAGTCCGTCGTATCTATTATAACAGTCCTGAACAGATGATATTGCTATATTATTTTTTTCGTCGATCCCAACCATATACACATCTTTGTCTTTATAGCGTTTTATCGGGTTTGCTTTGATTAGACTTTCTGCCCTTGTTTTGCATTTTTCACTAAGAAAATATTTTATTAAAATCAATTCGTGTTTTCGCTCGTCTGTTTTATTTATAACGTGATAAGCAAACCTGTACATTTTAAAACCCATTTTAATTTAAAAATCAATAAAAACATTCTAGCATAAAAATATTAGAAAATTTTTCTTTTTTTAATTAAAATCAACAACAAAACAATAACGCTCAATTGATCTCCTTAGCTGATCCGCTCTCAAATATCGCATTGCGTAATGTTCGCATATTGAATCAACAGCGCTCTCTATTTGATCTTTGTTTGCGTGGCAAGCGACTAGCTTTTTTTGCCAGTCTTTCTCAAACCCACCATCTCTAAAATGCTCTTTTTGCTGTTTGACAAATTGCTTTACGGCACCCGCCGCTGTTTTGGCAAAATACACACAGTCACCGTTGTTTAGCACTAAATAATCTAATGTTATTTTGTTTCTTGAATTTTGAATTTTGATCATTTTTTTACTCCTCATCCGTTTCTAAGTTATCGCTTATAAATAGCCGAACCGCCTCTGGTAATGCGTCGAACTCAATAAGCGCTCCAAGATGCTCGCAACCTAAATCCAAGCGCGCCTCAACATTTAAACCAATGCCTTGAGGATGAAAGGGGTTTTGAGATGCTGAAAGCGATTCGTATCGTATATGCTCACCTAATCGGCCTGAGTAAAAGCGGTTAGGAAAAACAATAGAGTATCTATCCACATAATCGCCATTATCAAAAACAAAGAACTTATTGCGATCATAAATACGATCACCATCATCATCTAAATCAAACAAGGGCACAGCTTCTGCGCACTCTTCAAGCTCAAAACTAACACCTTTTCTCATCGCTTCGTAAAGTGTTGTTCTTAATACTTTATAGACTTTCCCACCCCAGGTGTAATCTTCTGTCGAGTCAATTGGCGGGTGCTCACATACATAAACAAAGCGCCGATCCGCTATTGACCCATTTCTAACAGCGCAAATACCGTTAAACATAGGCGCTAAGCCACCATTGCGGCTTGTGGACTCAAACAGCTCAAAAATATCAGAATCTGTTATTTGATCTTTTTCAAAACTCCAATCCATATTGTAAGTCATATTTTCCATTTTTTACCCCTAACCTAAAAAACCAATCAAAACTAAACAAGCCAACATTATAGCCGCGCTTATTTTTTGCTCAAATAAAAATTTCATCTGCTGTTTTTCTAATCTTGTTTTCATTTTCATTCCTTTTCAAAAATTCTTTTTACTTCGTAAAGAGCGCCCTGTCTTGCTATCAGCCTGCTTAAATCACACTCAATTATATTTAATTCCTCTCTTTTTTCCTTGATTTGTCTTTCGCAGTCCTCAATTACGTGCATTAATAGGTCAAGTTTTTTATCTATTTGCATTTTTTAAGCCTTTCAGTAAAAATTAAAATAATATTATAATAGATATTTGTTAGAAAATTTTTTCTTTTTTATTCCCGCCAAACCGCATCACCTTTTTCATCAAGATCAAACAAAGGTGAAACTTTTGCCGCCCATTCAAACTCAATTTTGCCGCCATTTTCTAGCAAGTTTTGAACATCAGTGTAATGCGCTTTGTACAATTCGCCCCCCCATGTTTTGTCACCGTCGTCTGAGATAATTGGCGGACTTGAGCAGATGTAAACCCAATTACCCGTCAGATCGATTGATCCGCTTACAATTTCACACCAATGATGATCAGGGTTTTCAGAGTGTGGATCAAAATGTGCCCACGAGCCATTGCCTCGCGTTTTTTCAAAAAGGTCATCTGCGTCTTTGTACCAAAACTCAGATTCATCAGCGGGCAACTCAAAAATCACTTTTTTATCGCCTCTAAAAATCTCATTCATTTTATTTTCCTTTAAAAAAATATTTTTAATAAAAAAATTTATCACGTTATCTGTAATAACGCAAACCGTCTTTAGGGCATTTTATCCACTTTTTTAGCGTTCCATCTTTTCTCAAAAAGTCAAAAGCCTTAAATTCTTTGTAATGAATCGCACCCCAACCTCTTTTTATTTCGAGTTCGGTTGGGTTTCTATGAGCCTCGATCTTGTCGCTTTCTATTATTTTTCTAAGCATTTTCTCACCTCAAAAATTTAAATTGAAAAATAAGAAAGCTTGCGTTCTTCATTAAACAATTTAAAAGAAATCTCGTGCGTTAGCCAGAGCCGCATATCCATGCCACACCCACCAACTAAAACCCCGTCATCGTTGATTCTTAAATCAAGAATTTTCGACACTTGATGCGTGATCTCAATTAAATTGTCGTTTTTAACGACAAAAACCCTCATTCTGCGACTCAAACCGCTGCGGGCTACTTTTGTAACCAAAACGGCAATCTCTCTTTTTTCGCCTAAAATTGACAAAATTTCATTTTGAATATTTTCCATTTTTTTTCCCTTTCATTTATTTAAAAAAAATAATTTGTTTATTTGATGTAAAGAATTGTACATGATAGACAGCGTAAATCAAGCAAAATTTTTTCTTTTTAACCACACAACATAAAAAGAATTTTCTTATTTTCCCAAAGCTAATACAAACACACGCAAGCGCGTGCGGATACCACAATCACACCAAAAAGTCAATATACATTTTACAAACTTCTTCTAGTGCGTATTTTGCCAAACAGTCAAAAACCATTTTTCTGTGTTTTGATTCGTGATTAAAAAGCCCACAAGCTACCTCTAATTCTGATAAACCTGACAATGGCTTAAAATTACACAACATTTCAAGCGGCGAATAGTCAAAAACTGATGATTGACTATTAATTAAACTAATAATCTCGTTTTTATTTCTCATTACGAACTCATCTGTATTTTCGTAATAAGTAAACCCATATTCTCCGCCATTCGCGCCGTTTCTTGTAATATCATCAGCCCTATCTTTAAAGTTATCCCAACCGCCTATCTGCTCTATGACAGATTTTACTAGGCTTTTTATTTCGTCGTCATTAATGCTGTTTAAAAATTGATCCATTTTTTAACCCCTATTAAATCAAATTTTGTCTAACAAATTTTTGAACATCAGCAGGCAATTGCTCAAAAGCTATTTTTTTGCCTAAATGCCGCCCGATTATGGCGGATGTGTGCATCCCAACCCCAAGATGGTTAAATGGTGAATCGCTCGCGGCTAATGCCTCGCAAACGGGGCGCATCATGTGACGCGTAAATCCCGTTTTTTTTACAGTTTTCGAGTCGCTTTGATAAGACTCAATGCGATTTTTAAAAACGACTGTGTATCTATCGAAACTCACGCCGCTGTTGTCGTAGCAGATAATAGCGTTTTTGCGTTTAAAGTTTAAATTTTTCATTTTTAACCCCTTTAATTAAATCCATTCATAAAAAAAAATCAATCAATCTCAATAACCGTTATTCTACATTTTTGGGATAACAAATCAAGCAAAATTTTTTCTTTTTAACCACACAACATAAAAAGAATTTTCTTATTTTCCAAAAGCTAATATAAACAGACGCACGCCCGCGCGAATACCACAAGCCAAACAAAAAGTCAAATATTTTACACAAAAACCTATCAAAAACACCACAGAATGGCTAAAACCAATTAAAACGCTCTATATTGAATTTTATTCTTTTTTAATATAATGACACCAGACACCCATTTTTACGTGCAATTTACCTAGTTTTAAACAGCCTATTTTTTAAGCACAATTTTATCACATACCACAATGCAAAATAAAAGTCAATAGTTTAGTTTTGTTATTTTGCATATAAAAAAGCAAAAATATTCTATTGACAATCTACCCCAAAGCTGTATAATTCAC